AGATTTCGATTTTGATGTTCACATCGTAGTCAATTCTTTGGATGAAAATTACTATCCTCAGATTGAGGAATATTTTGGCAAAGAGCAAGGATATGATGTAGTCGAAACAGAGAGTGATGGTCATTGCGGAAGAGGTAAAAATTCTGTATATGATTATTACAAATCGATTCGAGACGAAAATGAATATACACACCTGATGCTAATTGATGGTGATGATTATTATTATCCTATGGCATTTAAGTGTGTGTACGATTTATGGCTGAAGTCTGAGTTTGACTATCTTAGTGGTACGTCTCCTTTTGTTGATTCGTTAAGAACTGCCCCTCCTCAAGACGGTCGCCCCACAATTAAGGCTGCTGCTGATTTGTATGTTTGGTCTTTTCTAGACATTCGACCGGTTCCTATGCAAGGCTATACATATTGGGATGGTAGAAACATTCTAGGAGGTGAGCCATATCTTTGCGTATCGAATAAAGTGGTTGATGCAGATATTCGTTATCTAGAGGGCGACACAATCACGGATGATTATTTCCATTTGCTAGATGCGATATTGGCGCACCTTGATGGAAAGATTCGATTTGTAAATACCGACTGTAATGAGATTTATGTATATGATTGTTCCAATGATACTTCATTGACGCGAAAAGATAAGCAGTTTGATCCTGAGCTTGGTTGGCCATATGATCTAAATGGACTGGTAAAGAAAACAACACAAAGAGATAGATATATAAGACTGAAACAAGAACGAATTAATCGTCATCATGTACACTATTCGACTCTTCCTCAGATTTGGGGAGCAGACGAAAAGGCAAAGTTTGTAGCCGAAAATCATATTCCACAGAAGGTATAGTGATGCATTTCAAAATTATTATTCCAGTTTATAATGCAGAGTCGTATATCAAGAATGCTTTGGTTAGTGTAATGAATCAAGACTATGACGATTTTGAATGTATCATTACAGATGATTACTCTAGCGACAATACAGTAGACTATGTTGAAGATTTTATTTTTGAGTATGGTCTTGATGGTGTGTTTAATCTTCGACAAAATCAACAAAGGGAATATGCACTATACAATATTCATTCCATGATTCAGAACATGGATGCCGATGACGAAGATGTGATTATTTGTTTGGATGGTGATGATTGGTTGGCCAACGAGACTGTTTTGTCTCGTGTTCGTGAGATATACGAAAAAGAGAATTGTTGGTTGACGTATGGAAGCTATGTAGTATATCCTGGTGGACATGATTCATCTTTTCATGTGAGTGATTATTCAGAAGATATTAAGAAGGCTGGTGACTATAGAAAAGATCCGCAGTGGCGCGCGAGCCATCTTCGTACATTTAAGTATAAGTTGGCAAAGCACATTACGTCTGAAGACTTGTGTGATGAGACTGAAAGTTATTATCGATACGCATGGGATCAAGCCATTATGTTTCCTTTGATGGAAATGGCTTGTGAGAAGGTACATTTTGTGTCTGATATTTTGTATGTGTATAACGATGAAAATCCTATGAACGTGCATAAGGTAGAACCACAAGAGCAGATTGATATTGCAGAACAGATTCGGGCTAGACAAAAGAAAGGGTCGTTGGTAGGTGTATTATGAAAGTTAATTATTTTGATTTTGGGCTTTGTAGCGGTGAAGAAATTCATTGGATGGTCAATTATTATTTTCCGCAGTTAGGGGTAGAAGAATATTCAGCATATGGATTTGAAGCATCCTACTCATATTGGAATAATATGAATAGTCACTTTATTGATAATGAAAATGTCACCATAGTCCATGGAGCGATTGCAGAAACACATGGAGAAAATGTGAGATTGTATCATTCGCCAAATACAGTAGGTCATTCGATTTTTGATAGTAAAAATAATGTGCTTCCGAATGATTATGAAGAAGTTAAAGGACTCGTATTTTCGGAATGGTTGTGTGAAAACAAAATTGAATTGAATGGATGTTTGAATATAATGAAAGCCAATATAGAAGGAGCTGAATATTTTTTGTTTAAGGATCTGATTGCTTCGGATCTGAGAAAGCATTTTTCATTATTTCTAGGAACCGGTCATGATATTGAAAAAGTTGGAGAGCTTAGGAATAGAGTCGATGAGTATTATAATTTGCTGATTGATAATGATATAGATATTCTTAGGTTTACTGAATGGAAGCCAGAGAGAAATGTTGACATCGTTTCTTTAATTGATTCTTTATTGTGCGAACTAGAATGAATATATTATTTGATCATGTAGACTGGAACTCAAGTGCAGGTCCGCATTGGGCAGCAAGAAAGCTGGCTGAGTATTTGTTGCTGAATGGTCATGGTGTCAATACAGGAAATGATGATGTTCAGTTAGCCTATGTGATTGCTACTCAAAAATCTGATATTCCTTTAATTCAGAGATTGGATGGCATATACTATGATGTTGAGCAAGATTACCATAGTATGAACGAGCCGATTCGTAGAACATATGAAATGGCAGATGGTGTTGTCTTTCAGTCTGATTGGAGTCGAAGACTGATCGAGCATCATTTCGGTAAGACTGATAATTACAGAATTATTCACAATGGAACAGATTTTGATTATATCAAAAACATTCCTGCTGCTGTTGGATTAGACAACCATAGTAAGATTTGGTGCTGCGCTTCTTCTTGGTTCTATGAAGACGGTAGACAGAGATATATTAAAAGGCTAGAAGAGAACATACGTTACTTCCAAGAGCATAGTGCAGATAATGATATACTATGCGTTGCTGGTGATATGCGAGATTATGTGAATCCTGATGCGAGTAAAATTGTATTTGTAGGCAATCTAGAAATTGCGGATTTGATTTCGTTGTATAAGAGGGCTGATTATTTTATTCATTTAGGAAGGTTCGATAGTTGCCCTAATGTTGTGGTAGATGCGCGAGCGGCAGGATGTCAAATCATATGTTCGTCTCTTGGTGGTACGATAGAGGTTGCTGGTCTTAATGCGATTGTGATTGAGGAAGACGAGTGGAATTTTGAGCCCTTTGCATATAATGTTCCTAGCACTTTAGATTTTAGTCGAAAGATTGAGAACGTACATAATAAATATATTTCTATGGAATGTGTTGCTGAAATGTATTTGGAGTTTTTTAATGAAATTGTTTAATTATAGTACAGAAAAATATGACTTTAAAAAAGTTTTATGTGACTGGTTAGAAACTGATGATTTGGCTCAGCTTCATGTGGAAAAACAATATCCACTATTGACCAGAGAACAAGACATGTATATGCATTGGAATCAAATATATTACAATAGATGGAGAGAAGATTCATCTATCAAAGATGTATATTTGAAATTTCTGGCTGATGTGATTAAACCTAGATTTGGTGAAAATATAATATATCAAGAACTTCCTGATATAAGAATACATTTACCAAATAATGTTGCAGTTGGAAATTTTCATAAAGATAAGACTTATAGAGATTCAGACTGGGCTAAAAAGGTTGATGAGTTAAATTATTTTGTTCCTTTAACAGATGCGTATGGAACAAATACGGTATGGGCTGAAACAGTGGAAGATAAAGGTGATTATACACCCTTTGAAAATACTTACGGTGATTGTGTCGAATGGCATGGTAGTTATTTGATGCATGGGAATAAAATAAACACAACTTCTATAACAAGGGTTAGTTTCGATTTTAGAGTTATTCCAGAGTCTCGATATTTTCCAAGCGAACATGGTTCAGTAAATATGAAAATACCATTTAAAATTGGTGGATTTTATGGAGGTATATTATGAAAGAACAAAAAGAAATTGATTTGAAATCATCTATAAGTTCTAGCTACTTTTTAAATTCCAAAACAGTAACACAAATATTTCATTTCAAGGATGGCGTGAAGCGAACTTTTACGGGAATAAAACCAGAAACAATAAAACAGGGACAATATACAAAAATGATGACTGATGATGGTAGGTTGCTTATCATTAATGACTCTAATGTTTTGTGTATTGAAATTTTTGAAGAAGAATGATATGAGAATTTTGCTTACGGGATCGAGTAGTGGTTTGGGTAGATGGATATATGAATGTTTACCCAAATGTGATATTTATAGAAGAGGGGATAGTGTTTTAGATTTTCCTAAAAAACATATAGTATCAGATGAAAAACATACATACCCCGCATATACTATGGAATTTAAAGAGTATGATTTAATAATACATTGTGCTGCTACTATTAGTCATTGTGATTGGACTGATGTTCAAGATGATTTATTTCATGATAATGTATTTTTGACTAGAGAATTGACAAAAATTCCTCATAAAAAATTTGTTCTTATTTCGACCATTGACGAAGCTAAAGATTCTCCATATGGAGTTACTAAACGAATTTCAGAAATTGTAGTCAAAGAGCTTTGTGATAATTATTTAATAATTCGTCCTTCTGCTTTATTGGGAAAGTATATGAAAAAAAATACTTTTCAAAAAATTATGCATTGCGAAGATATTGCCTTAACACAAGATACTGTTATGAATTATATTCTATATGAAGATGTGCTAGATGTTGCACTTTCTGATCATGATGGAGTTAAGGTGTTGAGATCAAATGCTGATATTAAATTGAAAGAAGTTGCTAATATATTTGAATCTGATATAAAATATGGTAATATTCATTATGAAGTTGAATATTTAGATAGTGATATTGACACCAAAAAGACTTCTGAAGATAATATTAGACTGTATAAGGATCAATATGGAAATTAAAGATAAGATAATTGAGATAGTTTGTGGTCATAATAAACTATTAGATGATGAGATTGAATTTAGGCTGAATACTTTTTTGCAGTCTATAGATGATTCGCAAAGTGTCGATGACATTTTGAATTGGTTTACTGAAACTAAATCGAATATTCGATCTAAAGTAAATACTAAAAAATGTAATTTGGCTGATGTTTATTCTGATTTAATGTGGAAGCTAAATGAAGAGACCTTAAATATAGAACATATGTCTAATGGATTTTTTAAGGTAATTGGAGTAAAAACTGAAACGAATATAAGAGAGTCGAAAAATGGTTGGTATCAACCTATGATAGACCAAGGAACTGAGTCTAGTGTTGTAGGATTGCTCAAAAAAGATGAAAAATATTTAATAGAGGCTAAGTTTGAGCCCGGAAATTATGATGATGTTTTATTGTCTCCTACACTTCAGGTCACTTATGATAATTTGCGTGCTATTCATGGGGGTTCGATTCCAAGATTTGCTGAATATTTTGATGAGAATAGTAATCAAAAAATAATATTCAATCATTGGTATCCAGAAGATGGAGGAAGATTTTATCATAAGAGAGTTATGAATATGTTAGTAGAGACAAGGGACGCAATTGAAATTCCTGATAATTTTTATTGGGCTACTTTATATCAAATTAAACAGATGCTTAAAATGGATAATATAGTAAATCCTCATTTGAGAAGTATTATGTCGTATCTTTAGGAGAGAAAGTTAATGAATTTTATACAATTAGAAATTAAAGATATTGTTTTAATTAGTCCTGATGTGTTTCCAGATAACAGAGGATATTTTTATGAAGCATATAATGTGAATAAAATCTTTAAAGATTCAAATAATGTGGTTTCTGATTTTTGGAAAGAGACAAATTTTGTTCAAGATAGTCTTGGATATAATAAGTATAAGAATACTATTCGAGGATTGCATTATCAAGAAACTAAACCTCAGGCAAAGTTAGTGACTTGCATTAAGGGTGCTATACTTGACGTTGTGGTTGACATAAGAAAAGATTCAGATACTTTTGGTCAGTGGGTTTCGGCTGAATTAAGTGATAATAATAATAATCAATTGTGGATTCCTCATGGGTTTGCTCATGGATATAAAACATTAACAGATGATTGTGCGGTTATATATAAAACTGATGAGTTTTATTGTTATGATGATTATAGAGGATTAATATGGAATGATCCTTATTTAAATATTGATTGGAAAAATTGCGACGATTTGGTTATTTCTGAACAGGATACAATGTGGAAAACCTTTAAGAATACTTTTGGTGAATGATATGGATATGAGTTTTCAAATTGCTTTACATAAAGTTAATGAGGTGATTAGAGGTATTGATGGAACTGTTGAAAGTAGGCAGAATTTTGATAAAGAAGATGTATACGAGTTTGGCGTGTATGAAGGCCAATCTCTATTGTGGATGAAGTCTATATTTTCGGATTGGAATTATTCTCCAAAAAATGTGTTTGGTTTCGATTCATTTGAAGGATTTCCAGAAGATTCTTTTGATTCAATATCAAGAAATATGTGGCGAAAGGGTAATATGAAGCCTGGAAGTCGTTTCAGCAATAAAAGTCCAAAAGAAATTTCTAATATATTAGAGTCTAGTATTAGAAATAAAAGTTTTAATTTAAGTCTTATTGCTGGATTTTATTCTAATTCCTTAGTTGATGAAATAGTAGACGCAAAGAAAATGAATCCTGCTATTTTTGTGAATATCGATTGCGATCAGTATTCTTCTACATACGATGCTTTAGATTTTATGTTTAGGAATAATCTTATAGTTGCAGATACAATCATCAGATATGATGATTGGAATGGTGGATTGATATATAATGAAGATGAAAATATTGTCATCAAAAGTCCTTTTACACCATGGTGTTGGACTGAAGGCGAAAGCGGACAGAGTAGGGCACATAAAGAAATTTTTAAAAAATATGGATTTTTTTCCACCAAAATATATCAAGATTCTCCACGATTCAATTGGAAAGGTAAAGCTGTTTTTATAGTCGAAGGTAGGGAGAGTTGTGAAAAGTATTAGTCTATTATCAGTATCACTATTAAACGAAGATTTAATTTCAAATTTGATAAAAAGTTGTGAGAAGTTTAAACCAAAAGATTTAACCATTAATTATATTGTTGTAGAAAATTCAAAAGAAACATCCTATAAAGATCGAGTTTGTTCTATATCACCTAATGTTACTTGGGTGCAAAATTCGATACAAGATAAATTGTCTGCTGGAGCGGGAACGAATCATGGTTTGGGTTTAAACGTAGGAATGAAATATGTAAATGACGATTGGGTTTTGGTTTGTGATTCGGATACTTTAGTGGTGTGTTCAAATTTTTTTATTGAACTATTTGATAAGGTTAATCAGGGATATAGTTTAATTGGAATGCGGAGAGATACACACACAGAACTCGCTGCTATAGCTGCAAGTGGTTTTTTTGTTAAAAGTGAAATTGCAAAAATTGTTGATATGAGGCAGTCTGAAGGATTGGACACTGCCCATGGACTTACAAAATATGTTAAAGAAAATAATTTGACGTGTTGCGCTTTTCGGAATACTTGGGCAGATTCGTCTCTGGTTGAGATTATAAATGAACCTTATAATACTTGGGGCGAGTCTGGAATTGATAGATGTGTAGATTCTAATGACAATGTTGTGCAATTACATTTGGGTAGGGGAACTGCTAAATTTGGAAATTTGCATTGGATGTCAGATAGAATTTTTGATGGCAAAGCGGGATACAATAGGTGGTTAGAGTTTTGCAGAGGTATTTTAAATGATTGATTTGAATCTGAGGACCTTGTTGAAAGAAATTCCAGATAAGAGTGATTATAAATCAACGGCTACAAACAAGCTAAAGATGGAATTGCACGATATAATTGTGAAAAACGAACATAGGTGTGTTTTAGAACTTGGAACTAATATTGGTCGCAGCACAATATTTTTATCTTACGCATGTTTTGAGGTGGGTGATTCTGTTTTGTATAGTGTTGATAATTCTTCTGATGTGTTGTATAAAGCAGAAGCTCTTCATAAAAAATATGGTATTAGAGATTGGGTTGAGTTTATCCAGATGGATCTTTATAATAAAGAAGACAATGGTTGGTCTGTTTTAGAATCTCTTCCTGTTTCTTTTGTGTTTATTGATGCGTTGCATGATTATGGGCATGTCTTTTCTGATGTCAGTAACATAAAACGAATGTATGGTGATATTGATATTTGTCTTCACGATTATGGCTTGGTTGGTTCTGGAGTAAAGAGGGTTGCACAAGAATTTGGAATTAAAAGATTTATGGGAGAAGAGAAAGATTATAATCCTTTAGGTAATTTGATCGACGATTGGGAAGCGGTTTTGATATGAAGATTATGTTTAATCGTAAAGTCGTTGATGGTCCGTGGGGTGGTGGCAATTTGTTTGTGAAGGCAATGTCTGAGCATCTCAAGCAAAAAGATCATGATGTTTGTTTTGATTTTGAGGATGATATTGATATTATTTTTATGGTAGATCCCAAAAGAATTGACCGGAATGCTGGCTATTCTGTTGACGAGATCAGCGAATATGTAAGTAAATTTCCAGATACAGAAATAATTCATAGGATTAATGAATGTGATCGAAGGAAGGGAACCGATTTTATGGATTCTCTTTTATTGGAATCTAATATTATAGCTGACCACACAATTTTTATCAGTCAATGGTTGGCAGATTATTTTGTAGAAAGGGGATTTAATAGAGAATATGATGTCATATATAATGGCTGTAATTTATCTCATTTTTATCCAAAGGTAGAATATAATCGTAAAGGCGATTCTCCTATTAAGTTGGTAACACACCATTGGTCGGACAATTGGATGAAGGGGTTTGATATATATACGGCATTAGATAAGTTAGGTAGAGATGATATAGAATTTACTTATGTAGGTAGGTATAATAATCAATATCAACCAAAGAATACTAGGTTAATTTCTCCACTTCATGGGGAGAAATTGGGAAATGAATTGAGACAGCATGATGTATATGTAACAGCTTCACGATTTGAACCCTGTGGTATGCATCATATTGAAGGCTCTGCTTCTGGTCTTCCTGTGTTGTATCACAGAGACGGCGGTGGTATTAATGAGTTATGTAAAAATCATGGTATAGAGTTTCATGACATGGATACATTTTTTGAAGGACTCCAAAAAATAATGGATAATTATGATGATAGTGTGCGTAATATAGATTATACATATTTGTCATCTGGACGAATGTGTAGTGATTATGAAAAGGTGATTTTACATGTCTAAAGATTTAGTTATATTTGGCCCTTGGTGTGGAGAATTTTCATATGAGTTTCAATTTTGGGTTCCTGAGATAAGGAAAAAAAGAAATACTGAGTTTAAAGATTTTCATGCGATTCATGTTGGATATGAAGGGCGGTCTATTTTATATCGTGATTTTATAGATGAATATATTACATATCCGAAAGACTTAGAAGATACTTTGGTATATCCGTCAAATTGTATGCAAATTTTTCCAAACGAAGACCCGCACACAGCCGGCCGCGGAATTCCAGATCAATTAAAGATTTTTTTAGAACAACTTTGTTCGCATTATCAAAATACATTTGAATCTGTTGTTGTTTATTTGCCGCCAGCAGATCCTAATCGAACTACTGAAAGTTCAAATCAACAACTTCCAGACGCCGAGTACGAATATTATTCTGCAAGCGAAGATATATTAAATGAAATGAAAAAAGAAATTGCTTTTGAAGATTCCGAAAGAAAAACAGTTGCATTATTAGCACGGTTTAGATATAGGGTTTGGGGGCGAACTGCCCTCGGAGAACCGTTGGAAAATGGTTTGCGTTTATGTAGTGATGATTGGGATCCAAAACATTGGGAAATTTTTGTTGATATGCTTATTAATGTATTGAACTTAAATGTGTGTATTATTGACATACCCCCGATTGAATGTAACGGAGGTTCTTTATCTTTTCGTGATTCTGAGGTGTATGAACGAAATAAAAAATATATTAAGTCTATTCGGTTTGAAGGAAAAGATTCTGTAGAAAGACAAATTGCATTATTACAATTAACGGATTGTAGTATTTATGGTGCAACAGGAGCAGCAATGCTTCCTTATTTTGTAGGAACTCCCGTTTTTATGCAATCGGCAAAGGAATTTGGATATAGGTTTCGGTATCAATGGCATAAAAATTTAACAAATAATTTAAAAAATGTTTGTATTGTTGAGGACGTTTCCCGTACCGAATTACGAGAGTCTTCTCCGGTGGATTTATTTAACAGGTTTAAAGAATTTTTTGAAAAAATAAAAAAATGAATTTATTAAAATTTTTAGATTTTGACAGACAGGAGATAGTTTGATGTTTATAAATCCAGAAATAAACTCTAGCTATAGACACAGAGAGATGGGTCGATTTTTGTATGATGCCGCTATAGAAACTAATGCGAAAACCCTTGTGGATATTGGAATATTGAATGGGTACTCGACGGTTTGTTTGGCATTGGCAGCAAAGCAAACAGGCGGAACTGTATATGCATATGATCTTTTTGACGACTATGAGTATATTAGTTCTAACCATGATACAGTCATGGCCAATTTAGAGCGATATAACGTGCTTGATAATGTTGTTGTGAAAAATATGTCATTTGATGATTGGCTGGATATAAATATTGGTTTTAATGTATTGCATGTTGATATATCAAATACTGGAGACACTATTTTGAAGCTAAATCGAAAGTTTTCTGAAATGGTTGATTCTAATTGTAGAGTTTTCTTTGAGGGTGGTTCCGTAGAGAGGGATTATGCTGATTGGATGGTGAAATATGAGATGAAAAAAATTACCCAAACGGGGGTTTCGTATAGGGTATTAGATAGTGATGTTTACTGGGACACTGATGCTGATCGAGAGTATCGCCCAAGTATTTCGGAGTTGTTGCGAAGTTAATTTTATGAAGTTTGAATATGAGATTGAAAAATATAATTTTGTCAGAGAAGTTTCCTCCTTATATGATAATTGTATGTTGGATGAAATTCACACCCAATGGATCGGCAGCAAACAGTATGATTTACTTGATGCTGTAGTTGAGGATCAAATTACGGTTTATCATAAAGAATTTTATAGCAGAATAAACACTACAAATTTTTATGAAATATATCATTCTTTTATGAAGGACGTTATTGCTGAAATTATTAATGAAGATTTTTTATATCAGAGAATACCTACCTTCAGAGTACATCAGCCTGATAATATAGCAGTTGCAAAATTTCATAAAGATTGTGATTATAGCCATACCAAGGATGAGATAAATTTCTATTTACCCTTAACTAAAGCATGGGGAACAAATACTATATGGGTAGAGTCCTCGCCGGGGAAAAAGGATTACAGTCCAATTGAAGCCGATATTGGTGAGTGCGTAATGTGGAAAGGCGCAACATTATTGCACGGAAATAAGGTGAATGATACATGCAAGTCTAGGGTCAGTGTTGATTTTAGAGTTTTGCCGGTGTCGTGTTATAAGGATGTTGAAATGTATAGTATTACAAATCAGACTAAAATGGTAGTTGATCAGTATTGGGAAAGGCTTTAAAATGCCTAAAGTTTCATTTTTAGATTTGGGCAGACAACCTATTGCGAATGGGTTTCTATCTGAACAAAATTTTGTAGATGAGTTTTTTTATAATCTTTCCGTTGGTTTTGATGAAGAGACGTGTTTGGTCACTCAATTGGATTATGTCAAACCAGAGTTGATGTTTAACGACACCTATGCATATAGAGGCTCAATGTCGAAGACTATGGTGGATCATTTTTCGCGTTTTTCTGACATTGCAACTAAGTACCTGTTTGAGTGGGAAGCAATTTGGGGCGGTCCGCCTAGAGTTTTAGAGATTGGTTCTAATGATGGTGTGTTTCTGAAAAATTGGGACAATAAGAATACTTTTGCTGTAGAGCCATGTGCGAATTTTGCAAAAGAGACTAATGATCTGGGCTATAAAACCTATTGTGATTTTTGGAATAGAAATCTAGCAGAAAAGATTGGGCAAGAGAATGGATATATGGATTTGATTTTTGCTGCAAATTGCATTTGTCATATTCCTGATCTAGACGAAACATTCTCCGCAGTTGAGTCGCTACTCAAGCCTCATGGTTTGTTTGTTTTTGAAGACCCGTCTCTTGCTAGTATGATCAATAATAATTCTTATGACCAAATATACGATGAGCATCCTCATATTTTTTCAGTAATGGCATTATCTAAACTTCTGAGAAGAAATGGTCTTGAGATCGTTCATGTAGATTTGCTGAATGTTCATGGTGGATCTAATAGAATCTGGGCCCAAAAAGTAGGTCATCGTACTGAGCCTAATATTGATAAGTATATTGATTATGAGAGAATTATTGGCTTGGATGATATTGAGTGCTTTAACCGATTTGCTGAAAGGGTTGCTCAGTCTAAGGAAGATTTGAGAAATCTATTGACCCGATGTGCGGACCAAAATAAAAAGGTGATTAGTTATGGTGCAACATCAAAGTCAACTACAGTCTTTAATTATTGTGATATTGGTCCTGATCTAATATCGTGTATCACGGATACTACTCCAGAAAAACAACATAAGTATTCTCCGGGTATGCATATTCCAATTGTTCCCCAAGAAGATTCTGACATTTTTGATTATGCTTTTTTGGGTGCATGGAATTTTGCTGAAGAGATTAGGAAGAAAGAACTTTATTTTGATGGTAGGTTTATTACCCATGTTCCTTGTGTGAGGATTTTATAAAATGGAAAAATATTGTAAAGTTATATGTACATACTTTGGACCAAGGCACATTAGAAATACAAATATTGGATGGCCAAGACATGGACAATATTTTATAGATAGTTCTATGTGTTTAGACAACTTGAAGTTTATTGTAGATGTTGAAACTAATCTTGACGCCGGATTGCCATATGATTTGATAATTGTTAATAATGATTCTGGATTTGAGGAAGGCAAGAATTGGTTAAATTCTATTAATGAAAAAAAGACTAAGTGTGGAAAAATTTATACTTTAAATAAAGAAAATAAAGGAAAAAATTATTCAGCATTTAGAGTTGCATATGAGACATTCAGAGATAAGTATGATTTTTTTATGTTTATTCCTGATGATTATGTCATGTTAGCTAAAAATTATTATAAAGAAACCGTATTGCAGTATAGAGAAGATAATGAAAATGACAATACTGCCGTGATTGCGTTAGCGGGAACTTCTGATACAAGATATTGGCCTGTTCATTCACATGATGGAATGACATTGATTCATAAAAAGTACATAGAAGAGGGGATACAAAAATATGGAAGAATCCCATCAGACGATGATGAGTTAAATTACATTTCTTCAGATGATTCTAATTATATTGATGTAATTCCGGGTCATGTGGATAATGGAGAAATACCTTTTACTAATCGCTATGTCCAGCTTGGATATAAAATTACACCATTTGGATATCTTCATACATGTGAAGAAACGGATTATAATAGAAATTGGGAACCAAAGCCCGGAGATACTATTCCAGCTTTACCTGAATATAGAGCTTCTTGGCCTGTGCAATTAAATAATGAAATTTATTTAACCCCTACTTATAATTTATTGCACGATGTTCCTAATAAAGTGGATGTTGAATATTTTAAATTAGATGAAGATATTTCGTTTATAGTAAAATCTCAGATAGAAAAGATAAGAGTTCAAAATGAAAAGAGTTAAATTTAATCGAATAAGTACGAAGAGTGAACCTTATCCTCATATATCAATAGACAATTTTATACCTTCAGAGTCTTTGGTAAGAGCAGCCGCAACAAGTTTTGATGTTGTGCCTGATGATGATTGGGTAAAATATGGAGAGGGTGATAATCAGATTCAGTATTGCTCTAAGAATCGTCAGCTAACAACTCCCTCTGCTCTTCTTGTATTGGATTACATTGCTTCACACTTTGATCCCAATGTAGCTTTTGGTGATCTTACTAATGATGCATTTCCAGATACTTCTTATTATGGCGGTGGTATGATGATAACTCCCATTGGAGGATATTTGGGAATGCATGTTGATGCCAAGGTTCATGGACTGCATCGAAACTGGGTCAGGGAGTACAGTGCAGTTTTGTGTATTTCTGAGGATTATAATTCTTCATTTGACTTACTGCTCCATGATGGAGAACACACTCATACAAGAGTTCCTTATAAGTATAATCGACTGAATGTCTTTAAGTGTTCTGAAAATTCTTGGCATGGCTTTCCTAACCCAACGGAAGAGTTTACTAGAAAAACATTGGGCGTGATGTTCTGGTCTGCAAAGAATGAAGATGTTCGAGATGCATTCAAGGCAAAGTTTAATAATGATTTGGAGTTCTAATGAAAAAAATTATTGTTTCTGGTGGAAATGGAAAGTTTGCACAACAGTTAGTTGAGCAGAATATTGAATACGAAATGGTTGCTTTAGATAAGTCTAAGTTAGATGTTGCCGATTTAACTAATGTAGAAAATGTTGTTGATGATGTTCGTCCAGATATTTTTATCCATTCGGGTGCATTTGCTCGACCTATGGCATTACATAATGATTTTCCTGATAGGAGTATTCGATCCAATATTATCGGAACTAGTAATGTTGTTTTGGCGTGTTTAAAAAGAAATATAAAATTGGTTTACATTTCAACTGATTTTGTCTATCCAGGAACTAAAGGAAATTACAAGGAAATAGATGGTGTGTTTCCGGTAAATAAATATGCATGGTCTAAGCTAGGAGGAGAATGTGCAGTTCAGCTATATGATAATTCTTTGATTTTGCGAATATCTATGTGTGAGTATCCTTATCCACATTCAAAGGTGTTTGGTGATTTGAAAAAAAGCACAATATATAACACCGATGCTGCGAAGATTGTTTTAGATTTATTGGATGAAACTGGAATAATTAATGTCGGTGGAGACTCTATGTTTTTGTATGATTTTGTTAAACGGAAAAAAACAGAAATTGAAAAAAATTCTATATATGATAATCATGAAGTAGAAATGCCAAGTGATGTGTCGATGAATTGCGAAAAAATGAAGGAACTTTTGTAATGAAAATTGTTTTTATACATGATACTACCTATTTTAAAGAAGACACTACTGTTGCTTTCATTGCGGAGGGTTTATATGAAAATGGTGTTGAGGTTATTGCTAGTCATTTAGGAAATGGAATTAAAAAAGCATATACTGAAGATGAAATAATAGAACATTCTAAAGATGCAGATTTTATTTTTTATTTATGGGCAAAGACTGGCGGTAAGTATGGTCCTCTTGGTGTGGGAAAGGAGGATCTTGTTAAAAAAATAAATCGACCCGAAGTTACTGTATATTGGGATGGTTCTGAATGGAATTATACTGGGACAAGTAATGCTTCTATAGCACTTTCTTATGGATTGGACGATAAAAGGAGATATAAACAAGAGCCTTGGATGAACGAAGATATGCTTGATTATTGTAAATGGTATTTTAAACGAGAATGTTATCCAGAAGATGTAGACCGGGGCGCTATTCCGTTTACATATGGCTGCGAAAATTCCATGTTTAGAAATTATTATAATTTGGAAAAAAAGTATGATATATTTTGTTCCTTTGGTCATTTTACAACTGGATTAAGGTCTGACATTTATAATTTTTGTAGTGATCCAAAGGCTAATAAATTTTATGACACCACCTATAATATTCCTAGAAATGGGCCAAATCATATTTTAGGAACTCGTATACCGCTTGATGATTATTTTAAAGTTTTATCGCAATCTTATATTAGTGTTGCTGCATGGGGCGCTAGTAATTTTACATATCGAGAATGGGAAATTATGGCGAATAAAACATTATGTTTTATTCAGAAACCTATGCCAGTGTGTCCTAATAGACCAAAGGATGGAATCCATTGGGTTGAGTATTCTAATATGAAAGAATTTGAAGAAAAACTTGAATATTATTTAAACAATAAAGATTTATGCATAAAAATAGGTCAAGCTGGTTATGATCATGTTTTGAAGTATCATACTAGCAAAGTAAAGGTTGCAAATCTTTTAAAGACAATAGGAGGAATTGTTTAGTAGATGTTTGATCCACAAGCTAAAATTATTGCAAATAGTGACCGTGTTTTAGATTTTCTCCAAGGAAAAAATCCTGCCCCTATTTTGGTAGAGGTTGATCCTAGTAATGCATGTAATCATGGTTGCTATTTTTGTATTTCATCATATATACATTTGCCAGAATCTAAAAACCTAGAAACCTTTGATCGATCTATTATGCCCAAAGATGTTTTGCTTAATTTATGTCAGGATTTTATTGACATGGGAGTTCGGGCAATTAATTGGACCGGCGGCGGAGAGCCGACAATCAATCCTGCTTTTAAAGAAGCACTTGAATTTGTTGGGAACAATTCTGATATTAAAATGGGAATATTTACAAATGGAACATTAATAGATAGGTGGAATTTGTTTGATGCATTTGTGAATAATTTGACTTGGGCTAGATTTTCGATTGATGCAGGAACTAAAGAGACATATGATTCTGTTCGCCGCGCTAAAGGCAATGAAGGATGGGATAAGATGGTGGCGAATCTTACAACTCTCATTGAAACAAACAAACAGGCTGATAATAAAATTGATATTGGTGTGGGGTTTGTAATTACGCCCGATACCTATCATGAGATTGTAGACTTTGCTAAATTTTTTGTTGATTATGATTTGGAATATTGCCAATTTAAACCAGAGATTGTTAATAGAGAGAGGGAAGATGGGGTCCAAAGAGAACAAGATTTTTGGTACAATCGAGTAGATCCTCTACTAGAGGAGGCTAAAAGTATTTTGGGAGATAAATTTCAGATAAATGGATATAAACTATCTGACTTAGAAAGTGATCCCGAACTTTATGGAAGACGATATGAAAAATGTCTAGGTTCTCAGGTGCAACCCTGTGTTGGCGCTGATGGTCATGTATATGTTTGTACCAATCATAGAGGCTATAAACAGTATAGTTATGGTTCTTTATATGAGTCTACCTTTAAAGAAATTTGGGGAAATATTGAGAAGAAAAAAGAAGTCATGCATCAAATTGATGATGTAGAATGTTTCTCTAATTGTACGCAATTATGTAAGCCACATGAAAGCAATAAGGCTGTGTGGGAAATTTATAACAATATGGGCAATGAACAGTATCTTAACAAATTAGATAAAAGAAAAGAAGAACTTTCTAAAACGCTCAAACATAAGGAGTTTATATAATATGATTAAATTTGATGCTGTAATGGCCCCTCATAGATTCTGGTATATAATTCCAAAATTAAAAGAAGCAGGAATTTTTAATTCTTTTAGAGAAGATGGTGCATGGGGCGGAATAAAACCAAGAAAGACTGCATGTCTTTACGGTGAGAATTTAAATGTATATATTGATGCTTCTGATGGACATGCGGTGGAGTGGGGAACTATTGAGCCTTGTGAGCGAGTTCTTTGGATAGTGGAGGATACTAAAGATAAGCCTTTTTTGTTTTTTAAGAATTGGTATTCTCCTTCTATGTGTATAGAAACGGACAAAATTGTTTCTGAAAATAATGGAAGAACAATTCCGTTTATGTATTGGGGAACCTATCCATATTTTCCCTCTATTTGGCAAAGTAGAAATGAATTAATGGAAATAAACAAAAGTACAGAAAAAATTATAGATGTTGGTCTATATGCAAAGCCAAGAAAGTATTATGATCCTAATAGGTCTAAGTTTGATAGTAGAATGTCTTGGATGGGATATGAATGGTTCGGTTATGGCCCAGCAGTAGATACTGGGATGAATGAACATTCTGCAAGAATTGAAATTATCAATAAGGTAAAACAATCAAAATATACTTATGACCACATTTATGATGTTCCTATGGAAACTTTGATTTCGAGGAGCATGAATACTAAAGTCGTGTATGATATGCCAACAACTTCTAGCATTTCGCATAGAATGTTTGAGTTTGGTTGGTTTGGTAAGTGTGTTATTCTTAGAACAAGTGATGTAGATTTTCCTTATTCGTGGAAAGAATATTATCCAGAACTTGATTATAATTCTGACACATGGGAAGACGATCTTGGGGAAATAATAGAAAATCATGAAGAATGGGGAGATAAGATTAAATATTATCTTGAAACATATTGTACACCAGAAGTTATTACTGATTATTTTTTGAAAGAGATAGAAAAAGAATTAGATAAATGATTATACGAGAACAAGCCAAGAATTTTTATTTGAATAATTTTAGCACGAATGCTTTTGATATTACCAGTAAAACTTATATCAATTATATGTCCGCATTGAAAACTATATATGATGAAACGCTAAAGGATGATTATCACTTTGTTGAAAAGTATCCATACACACAAGACCTGAAACCTTCTGTTTTTGATTATGATGAGTCTTTTGTTGATGTTCTAGTCGAACATGGAATTGATCTTTACATTAAAGATGTGATTGGTTTGAATTTATGTTTATCTCATATTCAGATTAGAAATGCACATCCTTATCCAGATGGAAAGAGTAGTTATCAAGAATGGCATAGAGACACATATGTATATGATGGTAATTTTTCTGGAATGTTTCCTCCTGGTTTAAAGTTGATATTCTATCCACACTTTGATAGAGAACCGCAGCCTGTTTTAGCGTGTGTGCCTAATACGGCATTGACGATGCAATACGATAGAGCGTCAGATTTTTCTCAGATTACAGAAAATAGGATACATACAATTAATAGTTCAAATGATACATACTTTATATTCAACACTTCGATGTTGCATTCTACTTTGCCGGCAAGAGAGAAAAATTTGAGAATTATATATTGCTTTAATTATGAACATTCTTTGGACGAACATGCCAAAAAATGTCAAGAGATGTGGAAGGACATGACAGCGTGAAAAAAATAGGAATTGTTGGTGCAGGAAAAAGATATGTCGATTACTATAAGGATGTGATCGAATCTTTTGATTTAGAGATTTCTGGATTTGTTACACAGTCTGGTAAGCTATCCGATGAAGTAGGAGACTATGAAGTTTTTGCGACAGTATCAGAATTAGTGAATCATGATGAGCCAGATTTTCTGCTTGCTGTTGTGCCATATTATGCGACTCCTCAAATTGTACTAGAGGCTACAAAAGTTGAGTGTGATATTTTAGTGGAGACTCCTTTTCCTCCTCCTCAGCATTGGGATGTGATACGGGCGACTGTAGAAGAGTCTGGTATCGTTGTTGGTGTTGTTGAGCAATGGCCATTTCTTCCTTTAGAATGTTTTAAAAAGAAAGTCATTGAGGCTGGTTTGTTGGGCGATATTCATTTAGTTGAGAATGATTATAGAACATATAACTATCATGGCATGGCTCAGCTTAGAAATTATGTAGGAAAAGATGTCGGTATTAAAAATGTTATAGCATCGACTCATAAAAATTATCCACTGAATGATAATGATGATTATTGGAATATCACTCTGGCTGAATTTGAGAATGGAGCAACACTATTGTTTAAACATTCTGATTTAGCAAAAAGAGAAATCGCCAAGAATATGAGAGGTACTCCTTCGATTCGTATACATGGAAGTAAAGGAACTTTCGTTTCTGGTTGTTTGTTGAAAGACGAATCTACACCTTGGTTTAGTGCCATTGCAGAAGATGGGGATACATATAATCGAGGTGTCGGAGTGCATTTCGATGATGGTGTTTTGGTGAAACTCACTTCCATTCTGCCAAATGGTTCTGAGATTTCGTGGGAGAATAATTATTTTGAACATGGATTTGATGAGTCACAAATTGCTATTGCTCAACATATCGAATCAATGATGAATGGTGATATGTTGTGGACAATGGAAGATGGGTTGATAGATTTGAGTCTTGGTGATTCCAGCTGGATATAAGGACATGAATATGTTGGAGAAAGTAGTGGAATGAAAGTTTATGTGAATGCACCTAATGAAAATTGGATATTAGATCGCTATAAAAAGGAATGGTGCGACAATCATTTGGAATTATCTACCGACAACCCATTAGATGCTGATTTATTATGGATGCTCGATAGTTATACATGGATGAATTGGAATCCTAAAATATTAGCAGAGAAAAAGGTGGTAAGCACAATTACACATATTGCGCCAGAAAAATTTGATTATGAGGCATTTAAATATCGTGATCAATTTGTCGACCATTATCAAGCTATGTGTGATAAAAGTGCTGAGGATGTTCGGAAGCTCACGAATAAACCAGTTACGTCTTTGAAATTTTGGGTCAATGAAAATATATGGAAACCTTATGATAGTAATTATAAAAAATTGAGAATTAAATATAAGTTACCGATAGAGGGTGTTTTGTTTGGTTCTTTTCAGAGAGACACAGAAGGTCACGATTTAAAATCGCCTAAGTTAGTTAAAGGTCCAGACATTCTGTGTGATTATCTTGAATATTTGAAGTCTATTGATTTTAAGTTTAGTGTCGTATTGTCTGGATGGCGAAGGCAATATGTGATGAATAGATTAGATAATGCTGGTATACCATACTACTATTTTGAAATGTGCGATTTTGATATATTGAATGAATTGTATAATTGTCTTGATCTGTACATAGTGTCTTCTCGTAGAGAGGGAGGACCCCAGGCAATATCAGAATGCGCTATGACGAAGACTCCTATTATTTCCACTGATGTTGGATTGGCATCTGACATTCTTGCGCCCGAGAGTGTCAATGATAATTTGAAGGAAGCAACACCAAATTTGGAATATGCCTATGATAAGGTTCAGCAATATACCATAAAGAATCATATGCAGAAATTTGTGGATCTATTCATTGACATTTGATCCTATGTGTTGTATATTTACTAGCGAACAATTTAGCAGAGGGTTTCATGGCAAAGCGTAAAGGTGCCAAGTACGAAGCTACAATTTACGGTACAAAAGAACCGACATGGAATGATGTGTCTGAGTTGAGTTCGGAAGAATTGCAACACAAGATTTCCGAAGCTCTCAATTATTACAACTATGTGTATTCTCCCAAAGAATGCCATGCGTTTATGGTAGATTACGTTGCGTCTATTGATAAGAAGAGGGGTGCTGTTCTTCGTACCACGAACGTAACGGGCAAGCGTACATATTCCGCAGTTGCTCGAATGGCAACAAATGGTCTTGTTCTTCCTGAGGACACACAGGCGCGCCTTGATGCTGAAGTAGAGTCTCTGGTATCTGAAGCTCAGGAGATTTTGAAGACTCGAAAAAAGAAGGCAGCAAAGAAGGTTGCCAAGCCTATCAATATTCAGGAACGAATTCGGACACAGGTGTCTCACCTCATTGGTGAGATTGAAGGTGAAGTTGACGAGTTTCTTCTGAATGGTTGCAAATCAGATTTCAATCTGTATAAGTGGCTCAAGGCAAAGCAAGTAAAAGGAATGTTGTCTGGCAAGATTGCAACATACTATGATGCGCTTTGCGATGAGTTGAAAGATGTTGTTTCTGGTAGAGACGATGAGCTGAACGAAGCCTATTCGTATTTGACGAAGCCGCAGAAGAAGCGGTATCTCAAGTTTATTCAGTCGTTGGTGGCTGATGCACTAGCCTGGGCAGACTCAGCCAAGAAGAGTCGCAAGCCGCGCCGTCGTAAAGTTCGGTCTGTTGCTGAAATTGTATCTTCGGTAAAGTATAAGAAGTCCGATGATACATATAAGATTGCGAGCGAATCTCCCGAAAATATGATTGATGCGTCTCAGGTGTGGATCTTTGACACCAAGAATCGTTTTTTGTATCGGTATGTGTCTGATTCTGGTATTGTGATAAAAGGTACGACACTTAAAGAGTGGGACTCGACTAAATCATTCAAGAAGAAGATTCGCAAGCCTGAACAAATTTTGCCTGACGTGATGAAGGGCGGTAAGGTAAAGTTGCGGAAGTTGATGGATATGATTAAAGCAAAGGAAACAAAGGTTACCGGTCGTATTAATGCTGACATGGTAATAGTAAGGATAGTAAAGTAGTGAGAATTGAACAAACTAGAAGAGAGGCACTAACTGAAGTTGTAATTAGTCGAATGAGTGTTCTCGTAATTGCGATTATTACGGCTGAGTTATTTGTATACGAGTGGTTTGGTGTAAAGGTTTCGTCTAGTCAAAATGTAGGTATGATGATATATTGGTCGTTCCAGAGCATTCTTATTGGATACACGATACGTCGATTTTTTGAAATGAGGCTGGGAAGTCGCAATGATTCTCGTTGACCTAAATCAAATTTCGATTAGTAATTTAATGGTATCTTTGAATAGTAAATACAATCAGCATATGGAAGTGGATGAGAATCTGATTCGCCATATGGTATTGAATAGTCTTCGCATGTATCGAAGCTCATACAAAGAGAAGTATGGCGAGTTGGTGCTGTGTTGTGACAATAGAAATTATTGGCGCAAAGAAATCTTTCCGTTCTACAAAGCATCCAGAAAAAAGACTCGTGCTTCCTCGGATTATGATTGGAATCTAATTTTTGAAACGCTAAATACTATTCGTGATGAGTTGACGGAATATTTTCCGTATAAGGTAATTGACGTTTATCGAGCGGAGGCAGACGACATTATTGCAATGTTGGCAATGCATCGAAGTGATCCATCAGAACCTACTTTGATCTTGTCTGGTGATAAAGATTTTATGCAACTACAGTATATCGAAAACGTGGACCAATATTCTCCAGTACAAAAGAAGTTTCTTAAAACTGACGATCCTTCTGTATTCCTAAAAGAGCACATTTTTAGGGGTGATCGAAGTGATGGCATTCCTAACTGTTTGTCTGGAGATGGTGTTTTTGTTCAAGGGCACAGGCAGAAGCCGCTTTCAACCAAAAAGTTGAATGAGTGGGTTTCTGATATAAATCTGGATCAAGATGAGAAGCCTGATGGTATGGACGAAAATGCCTGGAGAGGATTTTGTCGAAATCGTGAGTTGATCGATTTGAAGTATGTGCCAGAAGATTTGAAAATTCAGATTTTAGATGCATATGATAATTGTGATATTCCTGATAGAAGCGGTCTTTTGAATTTCTTTATTCAGAAGAGGCTTCGCAATTTAATGGACTGTATACAAGAATTTTGATGATTGGAGAATAGAATGACGCCTACTGTACCTGAAGTATTTGAATTATTTGAAAAGGCAAAAAGTACGAGAGATAGAATCGGCTGCTTAAGAAAACACGAATCATTTGCACTCAAGACGATTTTGCAGGGTGCATTTCATCCAAATCTTAACTTGGAACTTCCTCCTGGTGTACCACCTTACACGCCAGATGATGCTCCTGTTGGGCACGCTCCATCTCATCTAGAAATGGAAGCGAGAAAGTTTGGATATTTTGTGAATGCAGGAGACCTGATTCAAGATAAGCGATTGAGAGAAAAACTCTTTATTGATATTTTGGAAAGTGTTCATGCGACCGAAGCAGAATTGTTGCTGAAGATGAAAGATAAGGATCTTCAGGTGAAGGGATTAACATATGAAATTGTATGTCAGGCATTTCCTGACCTAAATTTACCAGAAAGGACCGAATAAAGAATGGACGTAAAGAATTCCACTCGATATACCGATGATGATGAGTATGTAGAGGCAAAGAATACTAGGAAGAAGAGACGAAAGCAAAAAAGACGCAACCATAATCATATGATTAATCAGATTGCTTCAGATTATAGTAATGGTATTTCTTATGACGAAGACGATTTGGTTGATTTGATTGAAAATATGGATGAAGAATACTATGATTATTAGGATTTGATTTGGCTGTTGAATTTGGTTATTTCATTATTGGTTTATTATATATAATAGCAATATACTTTAGTTGGAAGAATGGATACAATGCAGGTGTGCTCGCGGGCGGCGAGGCCTTTATGGAAGTGTTAGTTGAGGAAGAGTTAATTCAGACTTCGGTTGATGGTGATGGTAATGTTGAGGTCAGTGGTACGATGCTTGGCTGCCCGAAGTGTTCTCCATATGTCAATCGAGAAAATGATACAAAGGAAGCATAGATGTTGAAATTAAATTCCGAATTTGATGATCAACAAAAATATTATCATTGTGATTTTTGTGGGCAGTCTTCTTTTCTTAAAGTGTTCCGTGTAGTAATAGCAGAAGAATACAATAAAATTACATCTCGTCCGTTATGGGCATGTGCAGACTGTTCACGAGAGAAGGACCGCCTTAGGGAGTTCTGATCCCTTCTCCGGTCTCCGGGCGCTCATATAGAGAATCAGCCGGTGGAGGTCGCCCTCTCCAGGCTTTTCTTCTCTAGACCTGTATATTGACTCTAGGGGGTCTATTAAATCGCTGGAGAAACCGTTTTGAGAGCAGTTAGAAACATGAGCAAAATCAACGACTTAGAAGAAAGTCTAAAAGTTCTTTGATTTCGCATACTTACGAGGCAAGTTTTTTTAAAGAATCCATTGACTTCTGTCGATAAGTAATGTATACTCTGTGTTGATTGAGTGGGGAGATATTCCCGTGAGTACAGTCCGTCTGCGTGGCATTTCGCGCCACGGCAAGAATCGCATCTCGCAGCATGGCGACCTCTGGGTGGTCAAGGCCGTGCGCGAGTCGGTCAAGTTCCCGACCAGCGCGCCTGGTCCTTTTCTCAGTCTTGGATCTGTCACTACGGAAGATTGGCGATGGATCTCAGAGGTCAATGATCCTAACTTTGAGATTGTGGAGGAAGTGAATGGCGCGTAAACCTGTGCCCACATATCCGCTTCGCGTGGCGTTGGAGTTCGTCGCAGCCGAGACTCGGCGCAACGGCTACTATTCCAAGACCGACGCCCAGCGTGGCGGACCTGGAGTCGTGGCGACGGCCGACTGCTTGCGTGAGTTCTTCGCCGAGAATGGTCCGAGTAAGTTCGGTCCAATCGAAGAGGAAGATAAGAAGCGGGCCCTTCACGCGATCTCCTGGCTCACCGCTCTCAATAATGATGCTCCGTATGCTTCCGAGTCGGACTTCGACCGTTCGCTTCGGATGCTGCCTCTTGGTGGATATCGAACTGTAGAAGACGGATACATCACCAAGTCCGATTTCGGCTTTGTGGCGTGTGTCTACAATACGATGGAGAAGAAGGCCGCATACGAAAAGCGGAAGAGTGAAGCTGTGGAAGCCTCTTCTGATTCCGAGTTTATCGGTAAGATCGGCAGCCGTGATGATTTCTTCGTCAAGCTGAAGAGTTATCGGTATGTTGAAAATCGAGATTTCTACGTCTTCAATATTTGCGATAGAAAAGGCAATCTCGGTGTGTTCTTTTCTAACCGCGCGCCTGAGTCGATGGGTATTGATGTAGACGATTGTTTCCTGGCTCGTATGACGCCAAAGAAGCATTCCATTTCATCGTATCATGGTGGCATGGAGACGATGTTCAACCGCGTTGAAGTCAAGGAGAATGTCGGCTCAGCCTCATAGTTTTTCGGGCTCTTAGCACAATGGTAGTGCAGGGGGCTTTTAACCCCAAGGTTCTGGGTTCGAGTCCCAGGGAGCCCACCATACATGTTCCTCGGTAGCTCAATTGGCAGAGCATTCGGCTGTTAACCGAAGGGCTGTAGGTTCAAGTCCTACCCGGGGAGCCATTTTTTAGGCTCGTAGCACAATTGGTAGTGCATCGGACTCCAAATCCGGTGGTTGGGGGTTCAAGTCCTCCCGAGCCTGCCATTTAAAATAAGGATAATGATTATGTTAATATGTAAATTGTGTGGTGTTTGTGAATATGAAACAGGAACACCTGTATCAAAGGATACGGAAGAACATGTGGATATTCGTGAATGCATTCGGCAGTTGAAGAAATTGATTGCCGAAGGGTTGTAGGTTCAAGTCCTACCTGGGGAGCCATACCATTTCGGATAAATTCGTTTTATCCATTGACATGCACCATGGTGGTGCTATAATTACTGCAATACAAAAGAGGAGGACCTCATGGCGAAGGTCAAGCAGTTTGAGAAGGTGTTGGAAGCAATCAAGGCGGTGTCGCCCGAGGCGATCACGAAGGAGGATCTCGCAGAAGTTTTGGCGGGTACTGGCGTTGAGTTCTATCGTCTTCCGACGTATATCTGGGAGATTAAGAACAAGGCCGGTGTGCCTCTTGAGTCGGTGAAGGACGGCCGCAAGGTCGTGGCTTATCGGTTCTCGCTTCCTGTCGCTGACGCCAATAGCGCGGAAGATATTGATGTGGTAATTAAGGAGAACGCTGACGATTCGGAGCTCGATGCCGTTGGTGATGACACCTCTGCGGTTGCTGCTGTCTCGTAGCGTATAATAATAAATAGGTAAGACCTGGAGGGGTCGCATTGCGGCCCCTCCATTTTTGCAACCTCATATGGTCGAGGGCCGGACCAGAGGAAGATTATGGCACGTTTTAGAAACTGGAATGCTGTAGATGCGTGGTTTCGTCGAGGGGGAGCGATGAAAGATCGTCGGTCTCCTCGTGGTGGTGCCAAGAATACTACTTCCGATTACATGGAAGAATATTATGAAGTGAGTGCTTCTGAAGAATCTTCGGAAGCGGAGTCGGATATTTTAGCCGACGATGATAATGGACCCGTAGCTCAGTCCGGTTAGAGCATCCGTCTTATAAGCGGGAGGTCGCGGGTTCGAGTCCCGCCGGGTCTACCATTTGACACTTGAAAGGAGTGTGTATGAGAAGCCATTTTGGTCGTAAGGAGCAGAGGCGTGAGGAGGCAGTAACTCGTGCCAAAGAGAGAGAAGCGTACATTTCCTCTCTATCACAGGAACAGATTGCCGGTCTTAGAGTTGGCATGAAGGAAAAGGTTAAGCACGGTGTGTTGTCGAAGTCAGAAGCGTTGGAGCAGGTTGCAACCTGGTCTTCTGTTTCTCCGAAGCTGATTCTCTGGCTAAATAATTATACTTCTTCCGGCAAGATCAATACTTCTAAGAAGAAGAAGAAGAAGGCAAAGAAGAATGACAAGAGAAGAAAGAACACATCTTGATAATATCGAAAGAGACGAAGAACGTAGGCTCAGACATGCTCGACTAAGAGTTCTCGACCTTCAGGAAAGTGAATTAAAGTCCATACAAAATCGTCATGGATTCTTCACTACATTTTTGGCATTGGTATATCTTGTAGTTCTTTCTATTTCACAGTTCTGTAAATAGTAAAAAAAAGACCTCCATGCCAAATTTAGGTATGGGGGTTTTTTGTATTTCGACTATATATACTATGTATCTGTCATTTTTCATATATGGAGAGTAAACAATGGCTGAAGGTAATGTAGAAGACGCAACAATCGTCGGAAGTGGTAGTCCTGATTTGAATCAGAATGAGATTGGTACCTCTGATGAGTTTTGGGAAAATTTATCTGATCCTGATCAGGATTTGAGTACGTTCGTTTGGTTGGTAGGTTTGGTTTTTGATATTGATTCTGAGCCGACGCGAGCGTTTATCACTGCTCGATCTAAGGAAGCTGCTGTAAATAAGATTTGTCAGATTTTGGCATCGGACGATTTGACCAAATATTCTGGCTTGAATCCTCAGGATTATGATAGTGCTCTTGATTTTATGCGAGCGTATTTTGATGGTTCGCCGAATCGAGATGTATTCATGATGCTTTCTCCTCTGGAGTAAAAAATGTCCAATTTAAGTTATCTGGAAGATAGCGCAATCTATGAAGTTGAGAATGCTGTTCTTGAGGCCATGGATGAAGGGCTGATGAATGATTCCGAAATCGTAGATTGGGTTATGAGTAGAATCAGTTTTGAAATTACCGAAGATGATATTATCAATGTTCTCGATAGAATTGAGTCTGGACTCATGGATGATCTAGAGAGCGTTTAATATGCCTTTGTATGATTACGAATGCAAAGGCTGTGGTCATCGGTTTGAGGAACAATTGAAAATTGCCGAAAGGCATTTTCCGACAGAGGAGCCTTGCCCTTCGTGTTCGGCTGAAGACGTTGAGCAGTATATGGGAAATCCACCTAGAATCGGAGATCCTATTGCATTGGGAGTGCATCGCAATCCTTCTGAGTTCAAAGAGGTCATTCAAAAGATAAAGGAAGATCATCCTTTGAGTCCTTTGAACTATACTGGAAAAGCTGATAAGTATACCTGATGTTTTGCCATGTCGAAAACTCGAATATACCTAGTCTAGAATTGGAGACGAAAAATGTCAACGGTTCTAGATTTTACAATGTGAATGGTGTGCTGTATCCATCTGTCACTTCGGTATTGAGTATGCTATCGCGAGACTCTATAAAGAAGTGGCGAGATAGGGTTGGTCATGATAAAGCTGATGCTATTTCTAGAAAGGCATCGACAAGAGGAACGCACGTCCATTCGATTTGTGAAAAGTATATAAACAATGATGATGATTATCTCAAAAATTATATGCCTGATCGAATTTCAATGTTTAAAAGTATTCAACCATTGTTGGACGAGCATATCGATAATGTGCATGGACAAGAATTGGCATTATATTCGGATTGGTTGACTGTTGCCGGTCGAGTTGATTGTATTGCCGAATGGGATGGTGAATTATCTGTCATCGATTTTAAGACATCAAATAAGACGAAAAAGAAAGAGTGGATTACAAATTATTTCATGCAATGTGCTGCATATGCCAGAATGTATTATGAGCATACTGGAATGATAATTAAAAAGGTAGTGGTTGTCATTGCAGTGGACCAAGACTATCCTCAGGTATTTGAGGAGAAAGTTGCCAATTGGATAATTCCTTTCAAGGAATTGACACTTGCATATAGGAAGGAAAATGGACTTTAGTACCTTTCCACATAAGTCAGACTATTTGATGTTGGCTTTCATGTTTACCTTAATGGTAATCAAGTATCTGATTGATGGCGAATTGTAATGCATGTGTCGGCACTTAAAGTTTTCATATTGACGTTGCTGTTTGCTCTTAGTTTTTGTTGGGGATGGATATTCTCTCAGCATTTGCATTTCTATAATATTGTTGTTTTGGAAATGCCAGACGAAGAGTATTATGAGAATCGTCGATATACTGCGGAACAATCGCCCGAGACTGAAAAGACTCCGGCGATGCACAAGCAGATTGAAGTAGATTGCCTTGCAAAGAATATTTATTTTGAGGCAGGTAATCAGTCTGTTTCAGGTAAAGAAGCAGTTGGTATTGTAGTTCTGAATCGTGTTGAGCATCCTAATTATCCTGACAGCATTTGTGATGTGATATTTCAGAAGAGTCAATTCTCTTGGTATTGGGATGGTAAATCTGATAATCCTGAAGTACATGATCCTCAATGGGAAGTGTCAAAGAATGTTGCGAAGCAGTTGATAATGCGCTATAATCAGGACATGCTCTTTGATGATGAGTTTGGTGCGACTCACTACCATGCAGATTATGTAAATCCTCATTGGGCAAAGAGTTTGCAGCAAATTGCAAAGATTGATAATCATATTTTTTATAGGTGATGAATGAAGAAAACTAGGAAGTCCTCTAATGAATTTTCGAGAAGTGTTGAGTCTCTTGTACTGAAGAATAATGGTAATTTGAATTATATTGATGCTGTATGTGTTCGGGCTGAAGAGTTCGGAATTGAAGTTGAAGCTGCGGCTAAGTTGATGAATCATAGGTTGCAGAAGAATATTCATCGTGATGCGAAGAGGTTTCGTCTAGTTAAAAATGAATTGGCTAATTGATTTTGCGATTAACTCTCCTGCTCCTTTGCTGATGGCTGCTGCTCTTTATGTGTTGCAAGGTATAGCTTATATTCATCATGGTAACATCGGTTTGGCTATCGTGTTCATTTGCTATGCGATTGCCAACTGCGGATTTGCATTAAATTGGTATCAATTTGAATGACTGCATTTGAGGCATATGAAGCCTATATCGCACTCAAGAAACATTTCGACCACAAGTCTTCCTATGATTTCTTTAAATATCATGGAAAGATGAAGTTGAATAAGTCTTCGTTCGATACGAGACGAGATAAGTTTTACTTCAAGAAGATTGCCAATTTGTTTCCTATGCGAGACGATTTGGTAAACTTTTATGTGAGTGGTTTCATTCGGAATCCAAAGATGTGGATTCGAGATTTCGTTGGTGTAGAAGCAGACAATTTTTATATCAAATGGAAAGCCTATCAGGAATCTCTTGGATATAATTTTCAGCAAGACGTGGTTCGCGTATATGAGTTGTGTGACGGTGACTGGGTATCGACGCTTCGGTGTAATGGTGGTCAGCATCCTGAGCTTTTGAATTATTATACCAACAACGAGATTCAAATGGAAAGCATGATCGGATTGAACGTAGTGCTTTCGTTCTTCGATGATTGGAATAATACTATTGATGATCCTATCATTTGGCCTGGTCTGTATAAGACTTTTACACAGTATCAGCCGTTTTTGCGAATTGATCCTAAGCGATATAAGAAAATTGTGAAAGGAGAATTTCTGAAAAGGAACTGAAATAATCGAATGTCTCAGCATATATATCAGTAATGTCAGAGAATACTTCTGACGAATACTGAAACACACAAAACAATACAAAGGAAATACAAATGTCATTTGCAGACCTAAAGAAGAAGAGTAGTAATCAGCTAAAGAATCTAGTTTCCGAACTGGAGAAGATGAATTCCAAGTCGTTTGAGTCGAACGGAGACGATGATCGCTATTGGAAGTTGACTGTCGATAAGGCAGGCAATGGCCATGCGGTTATTCGTTTTCTGCCTGCTCCTACTGGTGAGGATATTCCGTGGGTTCGTCTCTGGGATCATGGCTTTCAGGGTCCTGGTGGTTGGTATATTGAGAACTCGCTGACTACTATTGGTAAGAAAGATCCTGTCTCTGAATATAATTCTCAGCTTTGGAATAGTGGGCTTGATTCTGATAAGGATATTGCACGAAAGCAGAAGCGGCGACTGAAGTATTTTTCTAATATTCTCGTGGTAGAGGATCCTGCAAATCCTGAGAATAATGGAAAGGTCTTTCTCTTTCAGTATGGTAAGAAGATTTTTGATAAGATCAATGAGGCGATGAATCCTGAGTTTGAGGATGATGAGGCGATGAATCCTTTTGATCTGTGGGCTGGTGCAAATTTCAAGTTGCGCGCTCGCAAGGTTGCTGGTTATCGTAATTATGATAATTCAGCTTTCGCATCGCCTGGTCAGTTGTTCGATGATGAATCGCAGATGGAAGAAGCATATAACAAGTGTAATTCTCTGGAAGAATTGGTGGCGCCAGAGAATTTCAAGAGCTATGATGATTTGAAGTCTCGCTTGAATAGGGTGTTGGGAACAGAGGTGGTTGATCCGACCGGAATCGACGACATCGATCCTGAACCTGAGATTCCTGCAAAGGAAGCAACCGGAAGTTCCTTTGCCGAATCTGTGGATGATGATGAGCTAGATTACTTCAGCAAGTTGGCAGATGAGTCGTAGTCTATAAATCATAGCTCGCAAAGAGTCCCCACACCTTTATGGTGTGGGGATTTTTTCGTTTATTGCGGGCCGCCAAACTGCCCATACACTGGGTGCCAAACGAAAGGAACCGTAGACTGTGAGTCCTTTCCTACGATATTTACGTTAGAGTTGTCCACGGTAGTTCGTTGTGGTGCATTTACATTGGTTTGAGTAATATTTCCCGGCTGCTGCTTCGCGCGGGGCTTGATTGTCCGATTAAATTCTTCAATCTCCTCTGCCGTCGGCCCAAACAATATTCTATTCAACCAGCTTTGATTCTCGGTGAGGTCATTCGCCGAGAACTCTTCGGAAGGTTTTAAATTTACTGGATGATCAGCTAATAGTGTTGGAAATCGCTTGGGATCTATTCCAAGGTCTTTTGCTATAAGATGTTTTGCTCCTCTTAAACTTCGTACAGCAGCTTCAGATCCAAACGGTAGCCTTGATGCGATTCCGATAAGCATGTCAGCTATACCTGCCTGGATACTGAAGTCAAGGTCCCGTATTGCTTGGCGTAATGTTTCTTTATTTTGTTTTCCCTTTTCATCCCCTTTAGCCATCTCTACGACAAAATCGTATATATCGGCGAATATTTCTGAGAAATCAGGCATATCGAAATTTTTAATTTTTTCCCCAATTCCTTCAAAGCCTAACCACTTAGCCGCAAATGCTAATCCGTCTTGTATGAATACTAATAGGTCGTCTACAAAGAATTGAATTAGGGCTTCAAGGCCTCCTCCAAAACCTGCAATAATTTTATCCCCTTCAGTTCCTTCTGTAGTAGTATAATCTTCCATAAATGCCTGAACGAACTCAAATATTCCAAACAATGCGTTTACAAAAGGAATCGCTCTGAGACCTTTCCCTAATAACGCAGTTATCCATTTTCCCCCAGGGATTATATCTATGATACTTCTTAATGCTCCTCCAGCAGCTCCAGCTGCGGCTGATGCTCCTTTCATTCCTGGTAGGTTTTTGAATAAAGTACCTAAAGGTTTAAATAGTTTTCCTATGTCTGAAATGAAGTCGAATTTTTTTATAAATTTTGCCCACGTTAGCCCTTTTACTACTTCCTGTAAACCTTTAACCAAACCTGTAACAGCACTAAAGACCACTCCACCTAAACCTAGTAGAAGTAAAGGCAGCAAGCTCTTTTTCAGTCCTGATGGCATTGCTGGCATTCCTTCGACGGATTTGGTTATGCCAGATATATCTTTTCCTTGACGGTCTAGTGATTCGGCCGCGGCCTCTGCATCTTCTTCCCTTTCTTTTTGTTTCTCAAAAATCAGACCCTCTTGTAGAGTACGAAGTATATCTTGATGAAATCCAGTGTGTACTTTTAGTGTTTCGTGTATGCGCGTATATACACCTTTTTGGTTTCCTGGCGCACCTTCTGGTCTATTTCTTCTTCCCTGTTCTTTAACTTGTGCTATTGTGACTGCCGGCATAGTGTTTTCTCCATGAAATGCTAGGTATATTTATACATAGTTACATGGCATATAGAGGAAAATGGAAACCAAAGAATATTCATAAGTATGCGGGTGATTATAAAAAGATTACCTATCGTAGTCTGTGGGAGCGTCAAGCCTTTCGTTGGTGTGACGAAAATCCTGACGTTGTGTCTTGGTGTTCAGAAGAAGTTGTTGTGCCATATCGTTCGCAGGTTGATGGGAAACTTCACAGATATTTTGTTGATTTGAAAATCACATATCAATCTGGCAAAACTGTTCTGGTTGAAATTAAACCAAAAAAACAAGTTGAAGCTCCAAAAAAAGGTAAGCGTGCTACGAGAAGATATATTACCGAAGTAAAGAGATATGGAACAAACATATCAAAGTGGGAGTATGCAGAAGAGTATGCGAAAGATAGAGGTTGGGAGTTTCAGATATGGACAGAAGATACACTCACAAAGAAGGGAATAAAAATAATCAAACCGGATAAATACAAGTATGGCCGCAAGAAGAACAACATTTGAACGAATCTATCATCGGGGCGCTGAAGCTGAGGTGCTACCTGTGTATGAGCAACGAGCCAAGGATTGGTTTCGTGATGTTTCGCAAACTGTTCGTGTTGTTCCTAGAAAAATCATGATTGAAAATCTAAGAAAACAAACACCAGCTCTTCGTGGTAGAAGAATCTTAGGTAATATGTATTGTTTCTTTTATGAGCCAAAGATGAAAGAGACGCTAGATTATTATGATCGGTTTCCTTTGGTGTTTCCTATAGAGAATTATGACGATGGGTTTTTGGCTTTAAATATGCATTACTTGCCTCCTATACTTAGAGCTAGATTTATGGATAATTTATATTATGCGTTAAATAATGAAAAGTATGATTCTACCACGAAACTTAGACCCACATTAATTGAGTATGATATATTGAATGGACTGGCTAAATATAAGTATTATCGGCCATGCATAAAACGATATTTGACGAGTCAGGTAAGTGGTAAGTTTTTGAAAGTTGATCCTAAAGATTGGGAAATTGCATTGTTTCTTCCTATGGATCGTTTTAAAGGCGCTCGCCGACAACGGGTTTGGAAAGAGAGCAGAGATACCATAAGGAAACAAAATACATGAGTTTTGATATATCAGCCTTTAGAAATCAAATATCAAAAGGATTAGGAGTACAGAGCAATTTCCGTGTTCTTTTTTCTGGTCCATTATTTCGTTCTCATAGTATAGAAGCGATGACCTTTTTGTGTAATCAGGGATCAATTCCTGGTAGATTAATAGATGCTTCCGATGTTAATACATACGGCACACGACGACGCCAGGCTCATCGAAATGTTTATGATGATTTGCAGTTGAGTTTTTATTGTAGGGATGATGATTTATTTCCAAAGCCACTGTTCGACGAATGGCAAAATGCGATGGTTGAAGTGACTACAGGTCGAGCAAATTATTATGATAACTATGCCTGTGATATTGAAATTGAGCAACTAGATACTCAGGGGAATGTATCATATTCTACTCGTATTGTAGATGCATTTCCGACAAATGTTAATCCGATGGCACTTGATTGGAGTGCCAGTGGAGTTATACATAATTTGTCTGTTGTGTTTTCTATCAGAAAGGCGATACCACAAAGAGTTTCGCTTTCACCTTTTGGAAATTGGTTATCTGCAAACAATCTATATCCAAACTTAGATATAGATGGAGCGATTGATGAGTTTGGAATGTCCTTGATCAATAGAAATGGAGTTCAAGCCATCAAGCGTTGGGAGAGGGGTCGCACCTTTGCAGAAAATCTTGCTGACCTTGCGTTTTAATTATATAATATGGAGAATATATTATGGCATTACCTAAGATAGCTACGCCCACATTTACACTAGAGCTTCCTTCTAATGGAAAGTCTATAAATTATAGGCCATTTTTAGTAAAGGAAGAAAAACTGTTGTTGATGGCTCAAGAGGGTGGAGACGAAACTGAAATAATGAATGCAATTGTTCAAGTTCTTAATGAATGTTGTTTTGATGATTCGATAGATTTTTCTAAACATCCAACATTTGATATCGAATATTACTTTCTTCAATTGAGGTCTAGGTCCATTGGAGAGCATGTAGAGTTAGCAATAGCTTGTAAGGAATGTGATGATAAACTTGAATTCCAAATCAATCTACTGGAAGATATTACAATAGATAAAAATAAAGATCATACGAATCGTCTACAGTTGACTGATGATGTGGGTGTTGTGATGAAATATCCAACGGTGCGTGATACTGCTACTATTCAAAATTCGGATACAAATAATATCGAACAAAGTTTTAGTGTTATTATCAATTCGATTGAATCAATTTATGATAATACTTCGGTATATTATGCAAAGGAAACTAGTAGAGAAGAAATGGAAGATTTTTTGTATGGTTTGCCTCAGACTTGTTTTAAGAAGGTGACTGATTTTTTTGAGACCATGCCTAAGTTGTCTTATAAGAAAACTCATGTTTGTAAGAATGGCCACGAAAATGAGATTCTTGTGGAGGGACTTGCTGGTTTTTTTTAATAGGGCTCAGCCATTCGACGTTGGTGAATTATTATAGAATGAATTTTAGTATTATGCAGTATCATAAATGGAGCCTGACTGAGCTAGAGAATATGATTCCTTGGGAAAAAGAATTATACACGATGATGTTGATTGAGCATGTAAAACAGGAAAATGAAAAAGCAGAAATGGCATCGCGTGGATAAATACCATTAGTATTAGGAGGAAATCATAAAATGAGCAATCTACCAGCCGGTTCGGGTTCAGATGACAATCCCATCACTGTAAAAAGCGTAGTAGATAGTACCATCAGTGGCGGCCAAGCAGTCCTAGATGAGGCATCTAGTGCGTTGGATTTACAATTTGGTGGCGGAGCCAAAAAGGTTGATAAATATGTTCGACTTCAATATCCATTGAATGTTGAAGGTCCTGGAGAGAGACATTTTATGAGGTTTGAGCCACTTACCATAAGAGGCGCAACACTTCAAACGGAAAAGGTAGCGAGAACTGTTTCGGAAGCTAGAGCGAATAAGCAGGAATCGAAAAGCAATTTTTTTAAAAATATAGTTAGTGGTGTTGCTACCAAAGCAGGAGAAGCTGCTGGTGAATTGGCAAAATTATCTGCTAAAGCGGGAATTGCTAATGTTGCAGGAAAAAAACTTCCAGGAGAAGCTATTGATGCGATAGGTTTTATATCTGGATTGATTATTTCTGCAACTAATTCTAGTAAAAGCACTAGCCGAGGCTCGATAACATTATACACTCCTCCAAACTTACAAGAAAGTTATGCTCCTGAATGGAATACTACAGCCCAGTTGGGAGCTTTAGGTGGTTTGGGTATGAGAACACTTTCTGCCGCACAGAGTGGTGGAGCCGGAGCCGCTTTTGCAGAGCTTATAAATGATGCAACAAATACTGGACAGGGAATGAATCTTGCAGCCAAATTATTGGCCGATGAAGTTGGTTCCAGAATAAACAGCCAAGGCTTGGGTGATACAATATTAAAAAGAACTTCTGGTCAGGCTTTGAATCCTCACCTAGAAGCATTATTTCAAAATGTAAATTTTAGAAATTTTACATTTGATTTTACAATGGCACCTAGAAATAGAAGAGAAGCACAGGAAATTCATAAGATCGTCCAGTCTTTTAAGTATTTTGCAGCCCCTCGATATGATAGAAGCGACTCTGGTGTCTTTTTTAAGTATCCTGATGTTTTTAACATTTCATATTTTAATGAAGATCAGACTCACAAATTTCAACCATGTGCTCTTACGTCTATTAATGTTACAAGAAATCCATTTGAGACGAATGCTACGTTTTACGATGGTCATCCTGTACAGACGCAAATGACTTTAAATTTTACAGAAGTTGCACTTGTCACCAAAGACCATATCGACCAAGGATTTTAAGTTATGGCAGATAAATCGTATTTTCAAATGTTTCCTACGATTGATTATGATTCCGATGATATTGGAAATACAAAGGTTGTCGTTGATGTACTCAAACGGATACGAACCAAGACACAACAGTTATCTGACAAGACACTATTCTATGCTTATGCAATGAAGGATGGTGAGACTTTGGAAGATATATCTTATCAATTATATGGTTCTCCTAAGTATCATTGGGTGATTATGCTGATTAATAGTTTTGAAGATCCTTTTTATGATATATCATTGAACACACAAGAGTTTGAATCGTTCATTAATACGAAATACGGAATTGATCAAATTACATCTGCGTCGGTTACGATTTATGATGGATCGGCTGGTGTAGATGGAAACATAGCATCACATACGGCAACCACTACTCAGTTTACTGCTACAGAAAATATTGAAACTAAAATAAAGGTTGGTGATAGTATATCAGTTGTGCTTCCTTATGATTGGTATTCGGACACAGAAGGCTCTACTGATAAAGATTTTATTCCTGGAATTAGAAAATTAAGTTATACCGCAGACCAAACAGTTGTTTCAGTTGATACGATGACTAAGTTTTCTACCGATTTGCAATCGAATACCTTTGTTCGTTTTTTCGCAAATACCGATATTGCTCAGGAGACTGTGAGCGTCTTAACTAATGTTCATCATTTTGAACGAGATATTAAAGACGATGAAGGTAATGTATTGTTCGAGAAAATGGTTACGGATTTGGAAGACTATAGCAATCCAGCGACGACTACGACTGCTGTTTCTAATTACACATATGAAAACGATACAAATGATAGTAAAAGAAATATATTATTATTGCGTCCTGATCTTCTTTCTGGATTCATATCAGAATTTGAATCTTTAATGAAGGAATAAATTATGGAAGAGGCAGAACATTTAGAGGGAATTGTTACTGGTGGATCGTTTGATGGTCTAAAGACATTAAATTTATATACATCTGAAGGAACTATACTTGACCTTCGTGGTGTAGTTACGAATATACAGATTACTGATAACATTCATCGACAAGGATTTGGTGGATCGATTGTTATATCCGAGTCTTTAGGTATGGATCAGCAATTTGGTATTCATGGAAATGAGTTTGTTGAAATTTCTGTGGTCGTTTCTAGTTTAGAGAACGCTCCTCTTGATGTATTTGGTGTCGTTACTGGTGTTCATAATCGAACAATAGCTCCTGGAGGAAGACAACAGCTTTATGAATTAAGATTTTTATCTATACCGTTGTATCGAAGTAAGCAGCAAAGAATTAGAAGAACTTATAAAAATATGTTGATTAGTGATATGATTCAGTCAATATTTAATAATTACATAAGAGGGGAAGAAGGAAAACCTTTAGCAATACTTGATGAGTCTGTTGGAATAAATTCTGCTATTGTTCCTAATTTATTTCCATACGATACAATTAATTGGTTGACCACTAAGTGTGAGTCGAGCAAACATCAGAGTTCGGCTAATTATTATTTTTTTGAGAGACCTTCTGAATTTGTATTATCGACACTAGATGAATTGTATAGCTATCCAATAGGACAGTTTTATACATTTGGAGCGGTAAATATAGATCCGATTACTTCTAGAAATGTGGCAGATGTTTATCGGTCATTGCGTGCAGTTCGCGTTGCGCGAGAGTTAGATTCATATTCAGATTCTATGATGGGAGTATATGCATCGACCCGCATGTCATATGATCCTGTTTTGAGAAATTCTAAAATTACGACTTATGATTATTTTGAATCTTATGATGATTTTAAACATCTTAATTCTGGATATCCTAATGATAAGCCCATGCTGTCGAATAATCGTGCTTTGGGTAAATTAAATGATACCTGTATCCAATTATCAAGCAAACATTATTGTTCTTGGGGAACACAATCGGACAGTTTAAGTTCAGATGAGTTTGCATTGTCTAGACAATCATATGGTGTTCAGTTTGGACCAGATACAGGAATTAGACTTGAAGTGGAGGCTAATGGAGATCCAAGGCGCGTTTTGGGAGAAGTTGTTAATGTTTCTCTTCCTTCGGCAACACCAGTAAGTGATGAGAAAGAAAGTTCACATAAATACTTATCAGCTAATTATATTATATTATCGATTACGCATAATATATCGATAGGTGGTGTTGGTAAAAAGTCTATGTACACTACAAGTATGGATTTAGGAACTGATACTTTTGGTAATCCTTTCCCGCCATATCTCGACGAAAGGGAGACATAACAAATGGCAAGAATTACGCTAACCGCAGAAGAGTATGAAAATCTTTTGTTGCACGAAGAATATCTAGAAGAGAAATTGATTGTGATTGGAAAGGGAGCCAATTATGGTCAGGTTGTTTTCCTAGCTGGCGGTGCTGGATCTGGTAAAGGATTCTCTTTAGGTAATTATATGGATGCCAATAAGTTTAAGGTTCGTGATGTAGACGAATGGAAAAGTGCATTCATGAAGCTCGATGGTATTCGTAAAGATGCATCAAAGGTGCAGAAAGGTGTCAGTGGAACTGAACTACGAAAAAAGGCTGTGATGAATTATGCAAAATCTCATGCCAACGATCCAGCAGGAACTTCTCCAAGTATTCCTCAAATGCCAACAAAGGATCTTGACGAGTTGGATTTGAGAAATGCAGATGATGTATTTACGTTGCATAACTTAGTTGATAATCTTGGAATTAGAGACAAGACACTAAATTATCTTCTTGGTGGTGCGAAGTCGAGAGACCGTTTACCGAATATTGTTTTTGATGTGACGCTGAAGAATACTAGAAATATGACCGAAGCAGTTTCTCAATTATTGTCTGTTGGATATCAACCAGAGAACATACATATTGTTTGGGTACTATCTGATTATGACTTTGCAGTACAGGCAAATATGGAGAGAAATCGAAGAGTTCCTAGTAAGATTTTATTGCAGACGCATGAGGGCGCAGCACGAACGATGTCAGATATTGTTCGAGGAAATATTCCTAAGAATGTGAATGGTGGTGTGTATGTTATTTTAGGCAAGTCTACTGTTTATTGGACTGATAAGAAAGGTAATGAAATTAAAGTGACTCCTAAGTTTAACAATCCAAAGAATAGATCATTCCCTGTTGTCAAGGGGTTTACTTATCTGAAGGTAAAGGAAGCGGGCAAGAGATTTATTGCGGATAAAGAAATTCAAAAGAAACTGAACGACTGGATGGGTGATAGAATTCCTCCTTCTGTGCGTCAAGAAATTAAGAGAAAAGAATTGAAGGCATAAGGTTATGAGAACAGGTCAGGGAAGTGATGGATCATTTTATTGGTTTGTTGGAATAGTTGAAGACCGAATGGATCCTTTTGGTATTGGTCGTGTTCGTGTTCGTTGTTTCGGTATCGACAATGAAGACCGTAATGCTCAGCCTACAACCGACCTGCCTTGGGCATATCCTATGTTACCTTTTAATGGTGATCAGGTAGTTCATCCACCAAAAGAAGGAACGTGGGTGGTCGGATTTTGTCGAGATGGTATTCAGACTCAAGATCGTGTGATATTAGGAACTATTAACACAGGAGCATACAATGGCTGAAAAATCGTGTCCAATTTCATTTGGCGGGCAAGAGTTTACATTTCCTATGAATCAAGAAGCCTTGACGGCAGTAATGGGAGATCCTTTGTCTGAATTAGGTATTCCTAATCCCCTAGATCAAATTGGTCGTGTGCTCAAAATATTTAATCCAGACCTGATTAGGCAAGAAATACAAGGAGGTGCAAGTGATCTGCTCGCCGGCGCCGAGCAGTTAGCATCAAATTTAGCACAAACAGCAGTTAATGTGGCTATGGCTAGAGCAAAGCAAGAGTTTGATGAGATAATGCAAAAGGCAGAACCATATCTACAGACGGCCGAGGCTGTCGCACAGGGTCTCATTGCGGCGGGTGACGATTTTGGTGGATTTTTATCAACGACATTGTGTGACGCTGCTGGAGATTTTGCTAGTGGATTTGCTGGATCGTTGGCCATTCCCGGTATTCTATCTGGAGATGACGATGAAGTGAAAAAACAGATATACGGAAAGTTAAGTGCAATGGCAACGAATCAGATAATGACTGAGTTGAGTGGTCCTATTTCTGATCTTGAATCGGGATTTGCCTTTTTGGCGAATGGTGCGGATATAGAAAATGCCGAAGCAGGATTTGTAGGAATTGGTGAAACTCTTGATGCTTCTTTTGAGCGTGTTGGAAATGTTCTGACGGATGTTAGAACACTCGTTACACCTAATGATGAGACTGTTGCCTGACATGAGAGGGATATAATAGTATGGGTGTGGTTGCCAATAATGCTCCATTTTATGCATTAAAAGACGGATCGCGTCAAATTCGTTTTCAGCAAACTATTCCAAGAGATGCGAACTTACACGTTGCTTTTGGTGAAACTGCGGTTTATGATGACAGAGCACGAAATGAAAAGGGGTTCGTAAATTTTGCTCCTCGTAGAATTATTCCAGACTTAAAAGGATCTGGAACATTAGTCTCGGAGAATTATCCATTTACCGAGTCTCTTGATGCTGATCTGAAAGAAGCCAATGTTCCAAGACGAGCAAGAGGAGTATCATTAGAATCTCAGAATACACATTTTATGTATGTGGCTTCTCCTGGTGTCGAAGGCAAGAAAGAGCCTGTGGCTTTGCCGTTTCCTCCTGATCCTTTTGGTGCAGTATATCCATACAATTCGGTAAGGGAAACTGAGAGTGGACATTTGTTTGAAGCAGATGATACTCCAGGTCGAGAGCGAATTAAAGAATCGCATCGAATTGGAACATATTATGAAGTATATCCTGACGGCACAAAGGTGACTCGCATAGTTGGAGATGATTATTCGGTTACGGTTCGAGATAAAGCGGTTCATGTTCAGGGTGCTTGTTTTGTCACAGTTGAAGGAGATTGCAATCTATATACTAAAGGTAATTTTACTCAGCAAGTAGATGGTAATTATAATCTGTGGGTAAAAGGTAGACATAATGTCGTTGTCGATGGAGACCAAGCTGCATTTAGACTTTCGGGAGCTGAAGGCAAAGGCGGAGATTATTTTGAAGATATTGTAGGAAAGAAAAAGGTAGATTTGGGTGGTGATCATCAGTTAAATATTGGTGGAAATGAAACAATTGTTGTGGGAAGCCCATTGACTGCATTGATTGGATTGAGTGGAAACCGATCAGTTGGCGTTTTGTTTTCGGAAAACAAAGTAGTGAGAATGAATAAAACCGAAACAGTTGGAATACGAGCAGCGTATAATTCTACCTTTGCTCAACATAATGCTGTATTGACTTCATCTATTGTTGCTCAGGTTTCTCAAACGATAGGATCTGGTCCAGCAGGCGTACCAACTTCGTTTATCGGTTTAACTCCAGCTTCGGTGTCCACTGTAACATCAACATCTCAGACTATTGCAGCCGGATATGCTAGTATATCTGGAGCAACAGTTTCGCTTCGTGGTGGTTTGGTTACTATTAACTAGGGAGATACATTATGCCAAATGCAGCACTTACAGGAATATCAATGTCCACTGGTCATGATTGTTTTCCTCCTCAGGTTTCTGTTGGCGTAGGATCGTCAACTGTTATGATTAATGGGGCTCCTGCTATATTATTGGGAGATTCGTTTAGTGTACATACGTGCCCGCCGCTTTCTGCTCATCTTGGAACTGTGATCACAGGATCGACGACTGTTTATATTAGCGGAAGACCTGCTGCTAGAGTTGGTGATTTAGTTGGATGTGGTATTTTCAACGTAATTACATTTCCAGCTAGTCCGGATGTGATAATAGGAGGCTAAGTTTTGGCTGAAGAAATTAATCCTGAAGATATTATAGCACAAACAAATGAATCATTATTTGACGAGCCTGCCATAACAGTTCCAGCTTCGTCAAATAATGTTATTGTAGCAGATGTTGTGGACCAGATTCGTACAGGATCGATTTATGTAAATCCTTATGCAATTGGTTCTGGAATTACTACTGCAAATGTTACTTCATTTAGTCAGAATGCAGTTACACAAGAAGGATTCATGTCAGCGTTACTTGCAGCATATCCGGCCGGAGCGGATGGCGGGAGCCCTGGTGGTATTGTTCTTCAAGATTTGACTGATACTGGATCTCAAACTGCCAACTCATACTCATTGACCCAACATAATGTTATCGTTGATCTGCTCCAAAAGTATCAGAATGCGTGTAGTGATTTTCTTTTTCATACGGATGCAAGAAGTGGTGCAAACGATTCTCCAAATTATATCGCAACTGCTAATGGCGAATCGAATACGCATATGAGTGGCAATTCTACATTGTCAGCTCTTTCTGGACTTTCGACATATTATGCATTAAACACTTCTGGTAATACTATAGCAGGAGATTTTGCTGCTGGTAATACTATTAATGCTATGTTTTCCAGTATTATCGATGCAGCTATTTCAGGGTCTCTAACATTGGAGCCACCTCCAACCAATGCCTCAATACGAATCGTTTCTACCTGTACATCATATAGAGATAGATTGCTTCATGCTCAGTCCGCTCCATTGGTGGCTGGAGATAAAATTACAGTAAAGGAAATGGGAGATATTATTGCTGATGAGCTGAGATTACATGTCAATTCATCTGCCGATTCTGATGCTTCTTCTACTTTATATCTAGGAAGATTTATGCGAAAGTGGATAGGGAAAGATTTAGAAATGCAGAACACTGCATCATATTTTCAGACATCATCGTTAGAGGCAAAGGCTGCATTATCGTTAGCAGAAAATGATGATTTGAAGCCTGTATTAAAAATAGTTGGTACACAGGGCTTCAAGGAGGCAGCAAATCTGGTTTAATTTTATAAATAGATACAATCTACAATAAGGAAAACTGCAATGCCTTCCGTTGTTTTTAGGGACATAGATTTAAATTTTGCGGCTCATCCAAATACGAATAAGTTATTGGTTAGTGAAGGCGAAGTTGCCGTAAAGCGCGCTCTTGGATATTTGTTGAGAACGAATAAAGGAGATAGATTATTTCATCCAGAGATTGGTAGTAATATTAATCGTTTGCTTTTTGAGAATGTTACGGCATCCACCGCCATGGATGTGAAGTCAGTAATCGAAGAGGCTATTCGCAATTACGAACCAAGAGTATTGCTTGATGAAATTTTTGTCGATCCGCAGTTAGATCGAAATGGATATAGTATTACAATACGGTTTACGGTACTTAATCAAAATGTTCCTCAGTCGCTTTCATTGTTTTTAGAGAGGCTTCGATAAATGGCCACAACAACAAATACCAATAAACTTGAAGTTACTGAACTAGATTTCGACCTAATCAAGTCGAATCTAAAGGCTTATTTACGCGGTCAGGATGAATTTACTGATTATGATTTTGATGATTCTGGGCTTTCTGTTCTTTTAGATATTCTTGCATATAATACACATTACACTGGTTTTTACACAAACATGATTGGTAATGAGATGTTTTTGGATAGTGCAATTATCCGAAATTCTGTAGTGTCGAGAGCAAAGCAATTAAATTATATTCCAACCTCTCCTCAAGGATCTATTGCTACTGTGGATGTTTCGTTTAGTGTCGTAGATACGGAGGGTAATTTGCCTTCTAGCATTAGTATTCCGAAAGGTCATATATTTAAGACTACACTAAACGATAAGGCATATACATTTCTTGCAATAGAATCTTTTACTGCATCAGTCGTATCTACTTCTGCTGTTGGTGATGGTAGCGGTAATTATTCTAGATCGTTTTTGGCTTCGTCGGTTCAAATAAAAGAAGGCGTATCCACATCTGTTCAGTATGTGGTTTCAAATGAAGGAACTGATCAAAAGTTTATTGTGCCAAATGAAGAAGCAGATATGACAACACTGATAGTGACTGTTGCTGATACGGCAGCAGGAACATCTTTTGAGCCATTTACTCGTGTTGCAGATTCGACTTCAGTTTCGTCTACTGATAAGGTATATTGGTTACAAGAGGGATTTGATCAAAAATTTGAAATATATTTTGGTGATGGCCAAGTTGGATATAAGCCAGAACCTGGTAATATCGTTACTATGAGTTATGCTTTGACGAAGGCTACACTAGGAAATGGCGCGAGTGTATTCTCGTGTAATCCTATTCCAGTTGTAGATAGTGTTTTGACCTATCCTAGAACCGGAACTTTCGATAGTGTAATTTCTACAACAATTGTAAAGAGTGCCTCGGGTGGATCTGACAGAGAATCAATTTCTTCAATTAAATTTCTGGCTCCACTTAATTATGAAGCCCAGGGTCGATCAGTAACAGCCAATGACTATAAGACGAGATTGGTTACTGATTATCCAGACATTGATGCAATTCGTGTTTGGGGTGGAGAAGAGAATACTCCTCCAGATTATGGAGCAGTTTATATTGCAATTAAACCAAAGGTTGGATTTGTGCTCACGAACGAAGAAAAGAATAGAATTGCAAAGACTATTTTATCTCCGACAAATGTTGTGACGATTCGACCAGTTATTGTTGATCCTGAATACATATTTTTGGAATTATCTTCTATCGTGAAATATGATAGTCGAAAGACGACAATCACGCCATCATCTATGGCAACATTAGTTTCGTTGAATATTCAAGATTATTCTGATCAGAATTTGGAAAAATTTGATTCTTATTTTAAATATTCTAATCTGCTAACATCAATTGACAATATTGATTCGTCGATTAGCAATAATCTACTTTCGGTGAAGATGAGAGTTGAGTTTTCTCCAGTAGTTGGAACTGGAGGAAACTACACAATCAATTTGGCAAATCCAATATATCATCCACATTCAACACATGAAGGTGCTGTTACGAGTACGACCTTTACCTATTTTAATAATTTGGGTTGTTCGCTGCGAGATTTGAATGGAGCAATGCAAGTTATCTCCAGTACCGGGGCCGTATTAAATTCAAATATCGGAACGGTTGACTATGATACTGGAGTCGTTTCTCTTGTTGGGTTTATTCCTGATGAGGCTACTACATCAATTGGCATTCGAGGAGTTCCTGAGAATAATGACGTAATTGCTACAGCCTCTCAGATTATCACTATTAATGAGTCTGATATTAACATTCAACTTGTAGACGAAGCCTCGTCATATAGCACAACATTAGATCCTTCGTATGATGGATCACAGAAATATTAATATTAGGAGTTGTTTAGATAGATGGCATTTGATACCAAAACATCTCCATTAATATTGAATCAGGTTCCTCAGTTTGTTCGTGATGAGTTTCCTTCATTTGTTCGATTTCTTGAGAGCTATTACGAGTATCTTGAGTTATTGGGCCCGCCTATTGAATTAGATTTGGTTATATCAAACCCTGGTTATATTACGGACAATGAAGGCAATCCAATCACATATGGTGGAACTTTTGAGAAAGGTGAATTAGTATATCAGTATGCAGATTTGGGATCTGACACTCCTACTGGTATTGGTACAGTATATAACTACACAATATCAAAAGATGGATCAACACGAACGCTTGTTCTAAATCAAATTACTGGCACAAATGACAGGTTTGTAAAAACTCTTCGCCCTGGCGATGGAGCTTTGTTGTATGGTCAGACGAGTGGTGCTGTTTATGTTAGTTCTAATGATGCTGATAAGGCTCCTCCTGGAGCGATATATTCTGCCAAGAATTTGCTTGATTATCAGGACATTGATTATACGCTTGACGACTATATCAACTTCATTAAAGATGAATATGCGGCTAGTTTCCCATTAGAACTTGCTGGAACGGCCGACAAACGAAAAGCGATCAAGCATCTTCGTGATTTTTATAGTTCTAGAGGAACCGAAAATTCTTTTAAGTTTTTGTTTCGCATTTTCTTTGACGAAGAGGTTGAGGTTTATTATCCAGAAGAGGATATGTTAAGAGCTTCTGGTCGATTAGAAAATGAATATCCTACCGATTATGACCATTGGGATCGCCCAGCAACTATCAGAATTGATACGACTGGTAGTGTGGATGGCGTGGAACAAATTTTAGATCCTGCATTATTTGTTGGTCGAATTGTCATTGGTGTTACTAGTGGAGCCTTTACTACTGTAGAATCCGCGGTGATAAAATCATTTATTGCTACAAATTATATCGAGTTGAGACTTGATCGCGATAATATCACTGGGCAATTTCTAGAAGGAGAGTCCATACGAACATATAATGAAATCAATCCAGCCGATGGCACTGAATTGTCGGGTACTATCAGTGGTGTCGTGTCGAAAATTGATGTTGCAGAGGGTGGATCAAACTTTGAAGTCGGTGATGTGGTTACTATTACTGGGGGTGGATCACAGGCCGAAGGAGCGAGAGCAAAGGTTTCTGCTATTGGTACTAAAGGTGAAGTGAAAGAAATCGAAATTACCAATTCGGGAATGAAGTATATTGAAAAGCCAACAGCCACTCTATACGGAATACACAATAAGACTAGATTTGAATCTGGAAAAACTGAAACGATATTCTTAGACTCTTTTGACAAATATAAAGGATTGATTCGCCCTGCGTTATCTCTTGCTGATGCATTTAGTCAGGCTCATTATGCAGCTTACAACGAAAGCGCCATAGCTGCATTTCGTATTTTGCGTAATTGGGATTTGTGGGCTAAAAACCGACATATTGGTGAAGATTTTTATGCTCCTGATGACAACAGGGGGCAACTATCGAAGCTCTCTGGAGGATATTCATCTAACTCGAATTATAGTTTGACTGCTACAAATCTTGTTCCTATTCCAACTGATGGACTAAAAGCTCATTGGAAAATGAATTATGATTCCACCTATGTTCGTGCTAGAGATTTGAATTTACCATTGCTTCCTAATACGAGCACCACTGAAGCGACTCCTGCTGCATCGTACACGCCAGGCGCACAGAGATATATCGTTCCTGATGAACATCGCGTTGTTCCAGCAGGCGCGACGAACGCGAGTGACTATCCAAACACTGTTGGGCAATTTACGGGCAGTGGAGAATTTTATCCAAATTCTGTGATCATCTGGGATCATACTGGTCATGGTCACCATGCAGTTCGCCCCATAGTTCATTACAAAAATATGAATATAGAGTTTAATAGAGGTCACGGCAGCACGCTAAGAGACTACTATCCCTTTGCAAATAGCTATGATTTTGTTTTCGGTGAAAATAATTCTGTAACAGGAAACAGCTCGATATATCTAGCCAGTATGCATACAATGAATGTTAGGGTAAACGGTGGTGAGGGTTGGAAGCCAAGTACGGGTCCGGGAACACCGTATTATTATGGTGCTAATGCAGATATTTCTTCTGGTGCTATTGGGCTCATGAGTCATGATGAGATTAAAGATGATGAGCAGCAGACTTGGACTTTTTGGTATAAACCTGCTGCGAATGTCGCGAGTTTTAGTAGAATTATCGACCGATATGGCTATTTTACGCTAACGACAGTGCATCCAGATACAGGGGCAAATCCATATCCACCAAACGCAGGAAGTTTGAACTCCTCTCCTGAAGGAGCATGGACAACAAAATATTGGCATACTGATCGACCATCAAGGTCAAGTGGAAATAGTTGGGGTCTTGGGCGTCTATATTTTGTGTCACGAGGACCAGAGGTAACCGGGGAGCCGACAATAGAATATCAAGATTATGGTGGGCTTCGACAGAATGTTTGGCACATGTTTGCGATCACTAATGATTATGTCAATGAACGAGGATCGTTTCATATATATTATGCAGATGGAACCAAGCCTGTCATTAAAACATTTGCACTAGACCCAAAGGCAAATTCTAGTTATGCGAATGGTTATAGTACTGATGCCGACCAGTTTAATTTAACTGGCGACACGTATTATGGTTTGACTGGCGCAACCGTTGGTGCCGGCGGACCTTCTGCCGGAAGATACCAGAGACGGGCTGTTGTGTTAGGCGGCAGAGGCACCTTGCCTGATAAAAATTTATGGAAGGTCGACACGTCTGCCACTGGTGGATTTGCAGCATATGGTGGGGCGGCAGGTTATTATGATGAAGCTCGATATTACACACGACCACTCTCTAATAATGAAATCGAAGCACTATTCCGAAACCCAGAAGGTCACGTTCCGTTAGGCGGTTCTTGGTATGTTGATGGCTTTTCTGATGCAGCTAATGTAGACTTTAGAATTGAAACAGTTTCGGATGTATCGGGCGCGAGAGTTCTTTCTGCGAACACAAGAAGACTTGCATTATATCACACTGAAGACATACCATATCGTGATGCAAATACAATATACAAGATGTCCGTTCGTGCGAGACATGTCAAGAACACGGCTGTAACATCATATGGAAACAGCATACCTCTTGTTGGAAATGTTCATTTTGGTGTTGTTGGATTGAAAGCCTCGAATAATGGTCCAGTCTATGTTGCATCGAAGACTGGAGAGGATAGACTAACATACACATATGGTGGAGATGCTTCGCATGAATTTGTGATCAATAAAGGAAAATTGACTTCCGATTGGACCACATATAGTGCATACTTCCAGGGGCTTGGTGATGGATCGAATGAAGGCCCTCCTGATGGTCCGGAATTCGATTATACGAATCCTGCAAATCTGCACAGCACCGTAACCCATATGCGCCCATACATGATTTTGAATGAAGGTGCATATGGATCAAATACGTTCCCTGTGTATCCAGAGGAAAATGGTATTATCGGAGTCGGTGCGACCATGCGTGGCGAACACGCAAACTTGCAGTTTGTTGGAGATTCTACTTTATCGGGCTTGTTACCCACGGGCGGATCTGCAACCGGAGAGTTTGTTGTCGTATGCAATGGTTCGATAGTTGGTCCTTATGATCGTGTTTGGCGTCCACAAGATTCGAGTATTGGGGCCAAAGATATATATACGGGATTTGGTGATGAGGGCGCCGGCTCGGCCGAGGGAAGATATAGAACTACTGGAACCGGAAATGCAACGTATATCATGTTTTCAAATGAAGACGTAAGCACTCGTTTTGCTCCAAGAAGAGGCAGTGGCTCAAGTAAGAGTTTTGTTTTGGTCCAGTGGTGGCCCGAACCCCACAATACTTGGGTAACTATAATGAATCAGGGGGGACTGGCTGCTGGGCTTCCAGCAAATACGTTTGTTCCTGATCCAAACAAAGGAGATTTTCTTGTAGGGGAACTTATATCTCCTGATGGAGTCAGTGGTAAAGGAATTTGGCGCCCAGACCTTGGTCGCTATATTGTTTCATATATCGATCCAGAAAATACAATAGAGGTCGATTATCTCAAGATTGAGGCTGCTTCTAATGCTGAATTGAGTGCATCGATCAGCGGTAACTTCACACCAAAGGGCCAAACGCGAGACGATACTGGTCAGTTGAGTTCTAGCCAAAAGCTACAAGATAGTCGATACTATCAAGCCTTTTCGTATGCGATCCGGTCTGGTCTTGACGTTGAATCATATGAAAGTCTCATCAAAGAACTAGCCCATCCTGCTGGAATGAAAATGTTTGGCCTGATCTTTGGTCAGTCTGAGATGGTCGATGGAAAGAAACCAGGTGACAGTGCAGAGATGTTCTTGTCCTTGGCTGCTGGTAGTGTTGATGATGTGATAGATGTTATTGACTTAACATTGCAATTTTTCACTGGCACCGACACACTCGGTGATGCTGGAGATAATCGATCTTTCCATAGTGCAGAGCCAATTTCGGGTCCAGATACACATGCGCTGTTTGATTGGCAGAGACTCTCTTGGGCTTCTGATGAGCCAGCTTCGTTGTCGAGCACCTGGACTCAGTTAGATGTGGCTAGAAGGGTTTTCTATACATTTGGTGGAAAAGTAGATGGTATCTATCAAGGTATAGGTACAAATACTGGAGTGAGAAACCATCGGTCTCTTATTCAATTTATAGTTGCAAATAGTTTTCTAAGTACAGGTCGTACTGGCGTCTCGATGGATGATGCATTGCCTAATGTAATGCTACCTTCTGTTGCGAATGGTTCGACTGTTTTGTTGAGTATGGGAAATACAGCTTCCTATTCGGCATTTATGCAGGTATACGGACAACCAGACTGGGAAGGTTCTCGTGGAGGTGATAATATATCTCCACTAATTCAAGGAGCAGAAGTCGCAAATAATCAAAATGTGACTGAAGGTGGTGCTAGATTCGTACAAGTCAAGATACGAAAATTGCACCAATATGGTCATTCTGTGAGTGATATTGGTGCCAATAATATTAATATGATTCCCGCGGGCTATTACTACAATGTGACAGACGGTGAATATCTAGGCAATCCTACAATTAATATGGCTTACAGAAGAGGAGTTCTTCTTCCTTCTACGATATATGATTACGATGATGATATTCAACCATATGATATTGATGATATGACTGGAGAGTGGAAGATTGTTGAGTGGGACACTTGGTATCCTACGACTGCATCTATGTCAGGATATGAAGATTTTGCATGGTGGGAGTATGGAAATGCTGCGCGAGGAATTGGAGCTTTTAGAACCGTTGATGTGTCTACTTATGACTCTAATACGGTAAATTATGCAAACTACTGGAAGAGAAAGGATTTTTATCACAGCCCCACTGATCCGCATGTGTATAGAAATGATGGAATTTCCAGATTACATTTCAGTATTCAGTCTGGAGATTATTCTTTATCTGCTTTAGACAGCACGAGAGGTAATGTGTCGTTTGAGGTTGATTGGGTAGGTGTGTCTGGCG